CACCCAGATTCTGCGTCTGAATCAGATGTAAATCAAATTGAGATTAAGCTGGAACGGGTGGCAACGGATGTTGAACACAATAAGGTTTTACTGGGAGACTTAAAGGAAGAGATTCGCGAGCTGAGGGCGGAGCAGCATGAGTCCAGCATTGAGATTTTAGAGGCAATTCGCAATGGCGATTAGCGATAGTTACGCATTCAACCCCGATGTTGGGGAGATCATGGAGGAGGCATACGAACGTGCCGGGCTAGAGCTTCGGTCTGGCCATGACGTTCGGACTGCCAGGAGAAGCCTGAACTTCCTTACATTGGAATGGCAAAACCGAGGCATCAATCTGTGGACGATTGAGGAGAAGTTCATTGAGACTGCTTCTGACGGCACAGGTCTGACTACGAATCTTTTGATCAAGGACAATGCGGCATACAGGCTGGCTACGGGAACGATATCTCTCTTGGATATGGTCTTGCGGACTGGAGACGGGAATTCTACAACGCAAACTGATTATGCGTTGAACAGGGTTTCTGAGCCTACTTATGCGACGATCCCCAATAAGCTCTCTTCTGCAAGGCCACTTCAATTCTATCTTGAGCGAAAAGAAATTTTGAATATCGGCAGCTCGACTGATCAGTACGATGTAATCAACCTGTGGCCGCGTCCCGATAGCTCGACTAAGTACAAGATCAAGTATTGGAGAATGAAGCGGATCGCGGATGCGGGGAATGCGGGTAATACGATGGAGATTCCTGCGCGTTTTCAGCCTGCCCTAGCGGCTGGGCTTGCTTACCACATTGCTTGCAAGCGACCAGAAGTAGAGGGTCGCCTCCAGATGCTGAAGGCAAATTACGAGGAAACATTTTTACAGGCAGCCGAAGAGGATCGAGTGAAGGCATCCGCTCGCTTCGTGCCTTTTATTCCGAGCTATTAGCTTGGGGCAGCCCTTTGCTTCTGCGAAAAATGCGGTTGGAATCTGTGATCGATGTGGGTTCCAGTACAAGCTTCAGGAGTTGAAGTCTGAAGTAGTTGACCTGCATGTTACGGGTCTTCTGGTTTGTTATGAATGCTGGGATCCAGACCAGCCGCAGCTTCAGTTGGGTCGTTGGCCGGTCAATGATCCGCAAGCGATCAGGAATCCTCGCCCTCCCCAGGGCTTGGAGCAGAGTCGTTACGGAGGGGCCATTCGCTACGACTTCACCGACAGTGCAGAGGACTTTACTCTGACTCGGAATACTGGCGGCGGTGACGTTTCTTACGGGTCGGTTACCCATGATTCTTCTGCCGGTACGATTGTTTCAAAGCCGAATGATACGGCAGATGGTCGAACCCTGAATGGAATTGTCAGCCCCACGGTTAGTGTCCGAACCGCAGATCTAGTCGATGGAGTTCGTGTTCCAAGTTACGTCTATGTTCGCGTTCGTGTCAGGATTTCTGAGTCTGTTGATGGCTCTGCCCCATTGCCCGTTCCGTCTCCTAATGCGTCCTATGACGGGAAAATGTACTGGCGTACATCTTCTGGGGCGTATTCATTGAGTGCTAGCTCTGTTTCTAGTCCTGACTGGAATCAAATGGGAGAGCCGTATCAAGTTCTTACTTGGGATATGAGTGATAACGAGGATTGGCTGGGTTCAAGTGGCACTGTTGTGACTGGACTTTACTGGATATTTTTTACGGGACTTACGAAGTCTGGCGAGTATGAGATTGATTATGTCCGATTCGAGAAGGAGTGAGCGATGCCGAAAGTAGATGGTACGAATTTTGGTTTTGGTCAGGCTGATAGGGCGAAGGCCCAGAAGAGATCGGAGGAAACGGGAGAGCCCATTTCATCGAACAAAAAGCCACACGAGTGGGATCTGGTTCATAGTTTTGGGGATCGTCGTATCCGGTCAAAGACTCGTGGTGTTGGCTCGGCGACTAGAGGTTTGGATTTTTACAGGGACAAGGATTGAGACATGCCTAGAATGGTTGACAAAGTTACCGGCGAGTTGGTTGAAGAGCTTGATTACAGTCCAGAGGGAATAGCCAGGGGCCAGCAGATGGAGGCAGAGAATGAAAATATTGTTATGGAGAAGACCCAGTACTACAGCACTGGTGGTCCCGTGAGCTTTTCAAATGAAAACAGGAAGCGGGTTAAAACTCGTGGAACTGGAGCTGCGATTAGGGGTTTGGACTTCTATGAGATTTAATTCATGAATTACGGCGAACTGGTCACAGCAATAAAAGACTATTGCCAGAATTCAGAGACAACCTTTGTCAATCACATCAATGATTTCGTCATTGGTTCTGAAGACAAAGTGTTTATGTCGGTTCAGATGCCTTCCTTTTGGAAGAGTGAGAACATTGCTGTTTCGGATTCTGCTTCTTCCTACCAGTTGGAAGCTGGCGTGATCGATATTCTGTCTGTTCGTGTCAATGAGACGGATGGATCCACTGGTTTAGTTGATAAGGGGCCTGTCTTGTACTTGTATAGAAAGGATTATGACTTTCTATATGAGGCATACCCGGGGGACAGCTCGGCCCTGAGTACTGGAGTTCCTAAGTATTACGCAGTCTCTTCCGAGTCCGTCTCTTCTTCAAACCCGCGAATGACCATTTTGATTGCCCCGAGGCCAGCGACCGGTAAGTCATATGCGATGACTGTGGATTATTACGGAAAGGTGGATACCGATTCCATTACAAATGGTGGCGACTCAAAAGAGACTTGGCTTTCGGTTACAGCACCGGATGTTCTTTTGTACGGGTCACTTGTCCAGGCTTATACCTTCATGAAGGGAGAGCCGGATATTATCCAGATGTATGAGAAGCAGTTTATGGAGGGTCTTGCTCTTCTGAAAAATTTGGGAGAAGGAAGACAGACAACGGACGCTTATTCTCAGGGACAAATGAGAACCCCTTCCGCTTAGGAACTAAAGATGGCAACGACATTTACTGACAACTATCAAATCAAGCTGATTGGCACCGGCCTAGAAGCGGGTACTTGGGGTACATCCACGAATGAAAATCTGAAGCGCATCGAGCAGGCTTTGGGTGGAAGCTCGATTATAGATGTTGTTACCCCTGGTGGAACTTCCACCTATACGACTGGCAATTTGGAGTGGTGTACGGCAGATACGGCTGCTGCTGGTGCGACTGGTTCCGAGGGGAGAGATTGTTTCGTCGAGTTTACAAGTGCGGCGCAAGCCACCACAGTTCAGATTCGCGGTCCTGCCGGTGGGGATTATACGGAGAGGGTTTTCTTCGTTTATAACAGCTCTGGGCATACTCTTACATTTAACAGCCATTCTGGTACTACAGCTCAATATGATGTTCTAGACGAAAGCTATGCGGTTATCTGCACACAAGGTTCCGCTGGTTTGAAGAACATTCTTTCAAAGTTGCAGATTGATGACTTGGTCTTCCCTGCGGAAGCGGACATTTTGGTGCCTGCTAGCACAGCAGCCGCACTTGAGATTGCCAGTGGTGCGACCAAGTACCTGACTGTTAATACCAGTACGAATGTGGTTGAGTTGAATACCGCAAGTGTTATTACCGGAACTGGTTCAGCGCAGTCGGTGATCAAGTCTAGTGGAAACCAAGACTTGAAACTTGAGACTGGTAATTCGACTACTGGAAGTATCTCCATTGTAGAAGGTGGTGGAGGGAATATATCGATTACTCCAGATGCTGCGGGGAAGTTAATTGTTGGAAATGCGAGCAATGCTGCGACCATAACAACTGGTGGCACCCGTGATCTTGTTCTCAATACTCATTCTGGAACGGCTAGCGGTTCAATTACGATTACTGATGCTGCAGATCAGAACATCCTGATTGCCCCGGATGGCTCTGGCAAGGTGATTGTCGGGAATTCCGGTGCTACCGGGAAGATCTCAACGGGTGGTGCCCAAAACCTAGTTCTTGATACCAACAATAATGCTGGGGCTGGAGCGGAGGTAATTGTTGGAGATGGCACGAATGGCGGTATCTCCCTGACTCCAGCGGGTACTGGAGCTGTTACGATTGCGACCGATGCCGTTATCTCTGGCACTGATGGATACATAGCGTTCAATACTTTGGCTGGTACGCCTTCAGATAGCTACGGAATAAGAAACAGTTCTGGAAAAGTCCAATCAAAGAGCGATGGCGGGGCTTGGGGTGGAATTTATAGTTCCAATCAAGTCACTGGTGATGGAACTTACTTTGAACTGTCTGGTATTGCTCTTCCCGGTTCATACGGCACAGTAACTACCCCCCATGGTTTTACTACTGTTCCTAGAATTTTCCAAGTTAATTTCGTTAACGAATCGACCGATGCAGAATGGGATCCCGGTGATGAAGTCCCTGCCGGAAACATAATGGGGTCGGCAGAAAGTGATCAAGGCGTAACCTACGGAGCGGACGACGAGAATGTTTTTGTTGCGTTTGGAAATGTTCTTTGGATCTTACAGAAAGAAGGCGCATTAACTTCGGGCAGATCCATTCAAATCGCTCGGGGTGATTGGACGTTTACTATAAGGGCATGGAAGTAGCTTGCTAAAGAAGATCCAAATACCTCCCGGCATCAACAAAGAGTCCACCCAATACGCGGCGGCAGGCTCTTGGTATGACGCGAACAATGTTCGCTTCAGGAGAGGTAAGGCCGAGGTAGTCGGTGGGTGGTCACGAGATGGGACTTACGATCTGCAAGGATTTGGCAGAGCGAGCTTTACTTCGCGCGACTATTCTGGAAATACTTACCAGTTTGTAGGTACGGACTGGAAGTATTATGCCATTGTTGGAGATCTTCCTTTTGACATTACTCCAGTGCGAGATAGTGGAACACTACCCGGTTCTACTCCGTTTTTTGCGGTTAAGGGAAATCCAGAGATTGTGGTTTCGGATGCATCTCATGGACTTTCTGTAAATGACTGGGTGGTCTTTACTTCTGTAAGTTCTGCCAGTGGCGGGATAACAGACGCTCAATTGACACAGTCTCACGGTTTTCAGGTTTCGACTGTTTACAGCGCAGATGTTTATAGTTTTTACCTTGTTGATTGGGATACGGGAAATCCAATTGAGCCAAGTTTTTCGGCTTCAATGGGTGGAACTGTTAATTATTCGTATAAAGAGCCATCTGGTGTGAGCACTCAGGTTTCTGGGCAGGGCTGGGGTGCTGGTGAGTACGGTTGGGATGCACCGGCAACTCCCTATGCTCTATCTACTTCAACCACTCCTGGGGAAAAAGCATTCGAGGGTACAGCGGATGGTAGTGGTCAGTTGGTTGTGCGTTTTTTGACCAGTGGTGTGCCTACGGTTGATGTGGATATTTCTGTTTATTTTACGGAGCTGGCTGGAACTGTTGGCGACTTGGATCTTCCATTGTTGAATAATAATTGGTGGAATGTCGATGCTATAGGCACCTCTGGCTCCTACACGGAAGTTACAATCACTGCCCCAATAGATCCCAATACCACGAATGAGGAGACGCTGACTGCTAGCGAAAATGAATTCTATGTTGCCGAGGCAGATGATGGTGGTTCTGTATTTGGTGCTTCGAGAGGTTGGGGGGATTCCTCTTCTTCTTCTACTGAGACCGGAACTATCCGCAGGGTGTTCATTGATAATTACGGTGAAGACGTAATTTTTTCAAACAGTGGCGGCGAGATTTACTATTGGGATTCAAGTGCGAATACTTCATCTGGTGTTCCGGTTGGGACCGAAGCGGGTGTAGCAAAGAGGCTTTCCGACTTTTCTGGATCTACTGATACGCCGGTTGTTGTGGAGAGTGTTCTTGTTTCCAAGAAAGACGGTCACTGCGTTGCACTGGGTTGTAATGACATTGGCGTGACGGATGGAACTTCAAATTCCCTCCTTGTCCGTTGGTCTGATCAAAATAATCCTTTTGATTGGACCCCATCTCCGACAAATACTTCTGGTGGTCAGGTTCTTCGTGTCGGCTCAAAGATCATTGGTGGGGTAAGTACCAAGGATGAGGTTGTAATATTCACAGACTCTGCTGTCTATTCGATGAGATTCATCGGTCCACCAGATATTTTTTCCTTCAACTTGATTACGCAGGGCGTAGAAATTTCTAGCCTCATGTCTGCGGTTAATGCGGCGAGTGCAGTTTTCTTTATGGGCACGGATGGTTTTTACCGATATACGGGATCTGTCTCACCGATTCCATGCTCTGTTGCTAATTATGTGTTTGATGATTTCAATGTTTCCCAAAGAGAGAAATGTTTTGGTGCAGTGAATTCCTCTTTCTCTGAAGTTATGTGGTTCTACCCGTCTGCCGATGCATTCGAGCCGGATCGCTTTGTGATTTTTAATTATGATAATAACTCTTGGTCTATCGGAAGTTTTGATATGTCCGAATTTTCTGAGGGTGCTTCAAGTTCAAATCCGTATTCGAGGACATCATGGAGGGATGCGATTATATTCTCGAATCCCATGTCCACATATATTACGGACTATGCCCCATCGACTTCTGCCGAGAACGATGCATTTGTTGGTGCTTCAGACTATGCCATTCCGATGGTTGAGAAATCTGCGGTCATGATTCATGAAAATGGAACTTCCGCCCAGGGGAATAGTTTGAGCGCGCACATTGAAAGTGGCGAGTTGGATATATCGGATGGAGAGAGGTTTTCCTTTTATTCTAGGGTGATCCCGGATTTGCAGTTGTTCAATGCCACGGATAGTTCTGCCCAGGTGACTGTATCCTTGGATAACAGGGATTTTCCGGGAGAGGCTTCTTCTGAGGGTTCTTCTACTAGTGTCGATTTTACGGTAGTTAGCCCGAACTCCAGTTCTACATTCACTCCAACTGGGAATTCAACAGCAATCCGGGGAAGGGCTCGTTCTGTCTCGATGAAGATCTCCAGTGATAGTTCTGGTTTTCAGTGGAGGCTTGGTGATATGAGGGTGGACATTAGGCCCGATGGTCGCCGCTGATGCCCATTATTTTTCAGCCACTCCCTGTCGCAGAAAGTTCATATAGTCGAGAGTCGGAGTCTCTATTCCGAAGGGAAGTGGAGAACTACCTTCTCCAGCTCTCCTCGGTGGTTAACGAAGCTTCTTCTGCGAACGATGGGGAAGCATCTGCTGCGTCCAAGAGGGAAAGTCTTCTGGCTGTCCCGGGTGGTGCTGTGGCTTACGGGGCTACTTGAGATGGCAGATCGTTATAAGGTCTTGAATCTCTTGAAGCTACGGGTGCCCCCCACCCAGCTTTTGACGGATACTCTTTATGAGGTTCCGGCTGCCGCGTTAACTCAAGTGGGTGGGGGATTGGGACCTGTAACTTCCCCGAAGGCTGTCTCTTCTCTTTATCAGACCTTGCTTACGAATATAGTTGTCTGTGATTCGTCTGGTGTAGCTGGGGTTGCGACAACATTCGATATTACTTTGTTGTCAACGAATTCTTCTGGCGATGCGACCACGACGTACTTGTTCAGGGTTACTGAGTTAAAGGCAAATAACACTCAAGTCTTGACACTGAATGCAACTTTATCTGCGGGAGATAAGTTGGTTGCAACTATTCCTACAACTGTAGGGGCAGAGGTAGATTTTACAGTTTTTGGAATCGAGATGATTACGGGCAGTGGTCCGAGGTAAAAGATGGCTGACGAATATTACGGTGGTATTGCGGACGAGCTAGCAAGCAAGGGTCGTTACGGAGACTCCATGCTTATGCATGTGAATCCGATTGAAGTAGAGGGTCTTTCATCCCTGGTTCCGATTACGAGGAATCCTCATACCGGTTTGCCAGAGGCTTTTTGGCCTTTGGTTATCGGAGCAGTAATCGGTGCTACCGTGGGTGGAGTTAGAGCCAAAAAGATGGATGTTCCTCTCTGGCAGGGAATTTTGGGCGGTGCAGCATTGGGAGCGACCGCTGGATCTGGTCTTGGTGCTATGGCTGCGCCTGCGGCAGTGGCTGCCCCGGTAGGTGGAGCTGGCACTGCTGCCGCGCTTACTGCACAAGGTGCAAGTGCTGCAAATGTTGCGGCTGCTAACGCAGCTTCGATGGCTAATATGAGTGGCGGTGTTTTGGGTGGGTCTGCTCTCCCTGGTGCTGGTGTTGTTGCACAGGGTAGCCCAGCTCTAACTGCCGCAGTTGTGGATTCGTTTGCTGGTGGTGCGAATGTTGCCCCTGCCGTGCAGGCTGCACAGGCTGCACAAGCTGCTCAGCCCTTGGTTGGTGCGCAGATGCAATCTGCGGCTGCTTCTGCTCCTGAGCTTGCAAGTACGTTGGGAGTAGACACTACGAGTAATCTTGTCGGGGGCAATGTGGATGTGCTCGCATCCCAGCCTCTGGCCACCCCCGGTGTGGACGTTTCACCTACGGGCGGTGGTATTGGGGATGTTGGTGGAATCAGGAGTGCAGTAAATTCTCTTGAGGCAAGTATGGGAGAGAATCCAATGAAGTGGGCAGCGGGCATCGCAGCAGCAAATGCTCTTGTGCCGCCGAAAGAAAAAAAGGAAGATTTCGGAGAGTCTTCGTTTGAGGGGGATCCCACTTGGAGGGATCGAAAACAACAGCCGCGTAGTTATTCAGGGGCTTCTCCTGGCGGAAGACAGCGTAGCTATTTCGGGAGGGTGTGATGGGAAAGAAAAAAAAGAGCAGAGCGCCTGCCTATTCGCCCCCCTCGTGGCGCAACCCAGATTTGGCGGATCGAGTTTTGGCTCGTCCTGTGAATGTCAGCACTGGCTTTGGATCGGATATATCTGAATCTCCATTCTCTGGATATATTTCAGATTATAGTTTGCCGTATTCCAGTTCTATCGGTGCTTCAAATTATAGCTCACCATATTCTAGCCTGTTTGGTTTTGGTTCAGTTGAAAATTTGAAAGGTTCCTACACGCCTTATCCTACCAGTTCGTCTCCTGCCAGTTCTAGCAGACCGGCCCAGCCTGAGTTGTTGGAAACTTGGGAGTATCATCCTCAGATAGGCAGCCCGATGCAGGCATCGAACCGCAGGTGGAGACCAGCGGAGGAGAGATACCGGCCTGAGTCTTGGACTTCCAGTAGTGATGGTAGGAGAGTTTACGAGAAACCTGTAAATGTCGGTCCTTCTTGGACAAGGATGATGGAGGGTGGGATGGTTCGTAGGTATCAGGCTGGTGGGATTATGGATGCGATGGCTCCCCCTGTGGAGATGGAGGCAGGCTTTGCCGAAGAATCCATTGGAGGAAGGGAGATGGAGGCTGGATTCGCGGAGGAGTCTGTAGGCGGAAGAGAAGAAGCAGTGATGATCTTCTCCGAGGCAGCAGAGGCTTTGCGTGGGGAGCATCCGAATCCCAATGATGCGTTGAAGAGATTTGTCGATGCCTTTGGGATTGATGCCCTGGAAAAGCTAAAGGTCACTCTTCAAACTGGTGACGGGATGAGCGACTCCATTCCCGGAAATATTGACGGAGTGGAGGATGTTGCTCTTTCAGAGGGGGAGTTCATTGTTCCAGCAGATGCAGTCAGTGGCATTGGGAATGGAAGTACGGATTCTGGTGCTCGCCGACTAATGGACATGATCGAGAATGTCAGGACGGCTCGCACGGGTACGCCCGAGCAGGCACCAGCGATAGAGCCCCGGCAGATGGGACTGGGTGGTTTGATCCGGCGGTGAACCCTTCGGACATTTCTATTACGCGGATTCCTGTGGAACATGTAAGCGATTACTGGGATCAAGTTTCGCTGCTTCTGAAGAAGGGCGTTGATGAGTCCGGTGGTAGGTATGATCTTGCCTCTCTTTATTCTCAGATCGTTCAAGGAGAGCAGCAGCTTTGGGTAGTTTTTGCCGTTTCTAACGAGATAGTAGCTGCGGTCACCACTCAGTTCTGCGTCTATCCATTGAAGACAAATCTTTCTGTGGTGTTCTGCGGGTCGAACGAAACGATGGGCGGGACTTCCGGTAATTGGAAAAAAGCTATGTCCGATCTTATTGATTGGGCTCGTCATCTTAACTGTGACTCTATCGAGTTCGATGGCAGGCGTGGCTGGCTAAAAGTATTTAAGTCTCTCGGTTTCAGGGAGAGCTACGTGGCAATCGAAAGAGAAGTTGGGGAGTAGTGGTTGTCTATTTCAGAAAGTCAATACGTCGTACCCGATAAAGACGCTAGTTGCCTTCGCTCAGTTACGCCATATGACTTAAGCGAGGATGAGGTTGGTTATTTTTTGCGTGCTGTCAAAACGCATGATCATGCTGGCGGTGTTGACAAGGTCGTAGAAATTATAAATTCAGGTCGTATGAATCTTTGGGTATGGCGAGATGGTGACTCAGTAGGTGTATGGGTAACTGAAATTACTTGTCACTTCGATGGAGAGACGGAGATGCTCCTATCGATGTTGGCTGGTAACAATATGTTGCAAAGTTACTTTGTCGCTTCGGACTTGATGGTTGATAAGGCCAGGGAGGCTGGATGCAAGCGTCTCGTTGCCTATGTCAAGCCGAATATTCTGAAGAATTTAAAGGAAGCTTCGTGGCGATCTGGAATTAATATGGATTTCAATGAACTCTATGTAGTGATTGCGAAGGAGGCTTAGGATGGGTGGCGGTGGTGGTGGTGATACCTATCAAACGAATATGCCAAAGTGGGCGATGGGAGCGCATAGGAGGCTCATTAAAGAAGCTGAGGAAGAAGCGTATGGTCGGGAATTCCCGGTCTATTCAGACCCTCGCGTCGCGGGCTTCAGCCCCTATGAGCAAGCTGCGATGGGTGCTCGTCAGCAGATGTTTGAGCTAGGCGATCCGCTTGGCGCTTTTGCGGCAGAGCGGGTAACTGCCCCTGGGTATCAGGCTTCGGAGTTTGATTTTGGGACGTTCAATGATGGGGCAAGGGAACAGTACATGTCCCCGTATATGCAGAATGTTGTTGAGGCGGAGAAGCAATCTGCATTGGATGAGTATGCCCGGCAGGGTATGAGATCGGATGCGGAGAGGATTTCTTCTGGTGCGCGAGGTGGATATCGGGAGGCTGTGGAGCAAGCGCTGGGCAGATCTCAGCAGGCCAAGGTGATGGGGGAGATCCAGGCAAGGGGATCTCAAGCTGCTTTCGAGAATGCTCAACAGCAATTTGAGAGGGATCGTGCATCCGCGATTCAAGCTGCCCAGATGGGTGATGCATCTGCTTTGGCGGCAGCGAAACATCGGATGTCCCAGGCGGCGGGTGCGAGTGATATTGCAACCACTGGTCAGGCAAGGGCTCAGGAAAGAATCAAGGATCTAGAGAGGACTGGAGCCTCGCAGAGGGAGATGGAGCAATCGAAGCTTGATCTTGCCTACGAGGACTTCATGAGGGAGTTCCAGTATCCCAAGACGCAGATGAATTGGCTGGCTGGAATGCTTACTGGTGTCCCAAGTGGGATGATGCAACATACGAGGAGCCCAACTCCCGGTCTTGCTTCCCAGGCATTGGGTCTCGGTATCGGCGCAGCCGGTTTGCAGCGTCTATTTAGCGGAGAATAGTAATGGCTAGATTGGGTATTGCTGGGGCTGGGAGTTCGATGGGCACCAATGCAGTGGATGTCCCTAAAAATATTATTGACCAGCAGGAGGAGTTGAAGTCTTGGCCGGATGACCGGCTGATTCAGGAGCTACAGTCTCCTTCCGGCTCGGCTCCTCAGTACCTGATCTTTACGGAAGTGGGCAGAAGGAAGGACGTTCGCGGCAAGTATCAGGCTGAGATGGCGAAGCAGCAGCAGCCTCAAATGTCCATGGCGCAAGAGGCGGTGATGGCAAGGATGGCTCCTCCCATGCAGCCACCGATGCCACCCCCCGGTGGTCCGATGGGGCCTCCCCCTAGTGGATCGATGCCTCCGATGGGACCCGGTAGTCCGATGGGGCCTCCTCCCGGTGGCCCGATGGGTCCACCCCCTGGTGGGCCTATGCCCCCGATGACTCCCGGTGGTATTGCCGGAATGGCAGGAGGGGGACCAGTCCGAGGTTTTGCGAATGGGACGAGGTCTCCGCTTACGATTGGTGGTGTTTCGTATGGAACGTCATACCAGCCCTATGGTGGTGGGATGTTTGGTTTTGGCCCGCTCCTGACTGATCCAGAAGAGCTGGCGAGAGCTAGATCCAGGCTGGAGGAGCTAGAGGGGATAATTTTACCTGGGGCTGTTCGTGGCCACGACATGAGCAAGCTTGCTCACGAGAGGAATCTTTTAAGTGAGGCGATTGGTCGTTCCAGTCCATCGTGGATGAGGGCTCCGGGTACGTGGCTTGGCGAAGCGGGAGAGTCGATGGGGGCGAAGCGAGAGGCGTTTGCCCCAATCGTGGAGGAGATCACTTCTCCTGGGGTTCTTGCTAAGGAAGAGGAGGGGATTATTCGAGGTTTAGGTCTAACTCCGAGCAAGGCGGGATCGGAATTCGCCCCCTCTTTCCCGCTTGGGTGGTCGCCGGGTAGTGAGCCCTATATGACGGCAGAGGGTGAAATAGTCGGAGGCTCTTCCCCGGAGCAGCTAGAGTCTTTCCGGGGTCTAGCGGAAGAACTGACTCCGCAACTCACAGAGGCGGATGCACTGGCTGGTGTTGCTGGACTTGATCCCAACATAAGTATCCCACCCCCCGTCCTCGGGAACCCCTCCTCGAAACCCTCCTCGAAACCCAAGGCGGAAGCACCCACTAATGCTGATGCCCCCATGGTTCCTAGCAATGTAACAAGAGAGACCCCGAGTGATATAGCAAGAATCAGGGAGCTTCTTGAGTCTAGAGAAAATCCTGGCAATGAATCTTGGAAGACGGCTGCGATGTTGAAGGCGGCTCAAGCTTTCCTGTCGAAGCCCACGTTCGCTGGTGCTGCTGGCGAAGCGTTTGGCGGAACTGCCGGTGTCATTGAGGACATGGAGAAGCGAGATGAGTCGAGGCGTCTAGCAAATATTCAGAATCAGATTGCTTTGGCAGGTCTGGAGCAGACCGAGAGAAGGGATGCTGCATCCAGAGAGTTTACTGGAAGAGAGTCTGCGCTGGAACGCGATGCAAAACGCGATATAGCGAAGCTCAACAATAATGCTAGAAGGCTTCTTTATGCGGAAAACAATGATGCTCGCCTAGAGCAAATTGAAGAGCAGATGAAGATGACTCTTCGCTCCGAGGAAAGGCAGCAAGTTGCAAAAGCAGTTGCAGATTTCTACGAAGACAACAAAGATGTTTATGACACGCTGGCCATGATGGAAGACGGGCCGGAAAAGCAACAACAGGAAGCCCTTATTGCCAGCAGGTACACGCAGTTGATTTCAGGTGTCAAGTCTGCTCTGAGTCCAAGGTCAGTCGGAATGAAGCGTGGAATGAAGCATGGTGGTGTAGTTCGTGGAGTATTGGGAAGACCGTAATTGAGTAGAGATCTATATCGGGATCTTGTCTATCGAATAGCGGAAGAGGAGGGGGTCTATGGACCCCTTGCCGAAGCTGTCATCCAGCAGGAATCCAACTGGGATCCTGCTGCCACATCCCATGCAGGCGCGCAGGGACTCATGCAGCTTATGCCTGGGACTGCATCAGATCTTGGGGTGGAGGATCCACTCGACCCCGAGCAGAATATCCGTGGTGGCGTTCGCTATCTCAGGCAGAATCTTGAGAAGTACGACAACGATATTGATCTCGCGTTGGCAGCCTACAATGCTGGCCCAGGCAATGTGGACAAGTATGGCGGGATCCCCCCATTCAAAGAAACCCAGGATTATGTTTCTCGTATCCGTGGCGAGAGACTCCCGATGTTCATGTCGGAGTACGGGGATTTCGAGGAAACTTCCGAGGAGGAGGTTTCCGCAGGAGTTGACCCTGCTGGCCTTGAAGATCAAGTAGTAGAGGAGGAAGTCGAAACAAGGACTGTCTTCCTTCCCGACAATACCTGGGTAGATGCCCCAGCGGATATGCCGGAAGAGGAAGCGCTTCAGCTTGCAAGGGAGAAATACCCAGAATCATTTAATGTCGTTGGAGTAGAAATACCACGAGGGGAATCCAATTCATGGGATGCGGCTGCCGCCGCCGCGTCACGCTCTACCTTCGGGCTGATCCCCGGCCTTCAGGCCGCTTTCGCCTCGGCCACCGGCAACGAAGATCTTTACGATCATGCCCAAGGCAGGCTTCGGGAAGAGTCCGAGGCTGCATATGACATTGCTCCGAATCTTGTTACGACAGAAGAGATCGGGAAGGTTTATGATGAAGAGGGCCTGATTCCTGCGGCAGCGAAAGCCATGGAGTTCGGGACCGAGCAAATATTCCAGTCCTTTGGATTCCAGGCTCCCTCTATTGCCGCCGGTCTTGGGGTGGCGGGTGCGGCACAGTTGGGAGTTCTCGCCGGATTGACAGGCCCGGTGGGAGTGGCGACTGCCGGTATGCTGGCTGGCCTGGGTACGATGTTCTCAACCTTCTTGAGCGAGAACCTTGAGCGTTCTTACGAAGAAGGAAAGATCGATACCAAGGATGTGAACCTTCTCAGGCAGGCTGTCTCTGCTGGCGGTCAAACTGCCCTGAACTCTCTCACCTATTTGCTGGTTGGCGGCAAGGTGGGAACGAAGATGCTTCTTTCTCCGGCAGCCAGGGAAGAGGGCTTCAGCGCGCTCGGGAAGACACTCAATAGGCTAGAGGATCTGTCTCCCGTCAAAAGAATGCTGTCGGTTGTTGCAGAGGAAGAAGTTGCCGAGATCGGGCAGCAAGCACTGGAAAGGTATGCGGCTGGCTTGCCGGTAGATCCCCGGCACAAGGGTGCAGCAGAAGAGTATGCGGAGATTGCTTTGGCAACTCTTGCTCCGTCTCTTGGTTTCGCTGCATTGGGTGGTGTCTCATCCAGTCTTTCGAGGCGAGCAGCGGAGCGGAAGGATCTCGACAAAGAGACCGACGTAAAGAAAGCAATGATGGAGCGGGTTACGGAAGCCCGTCTCAAGCTTGAAGAGAATCGAAGATCCGATGCGCTTCACAATCTAAGAGAGTCTGCTCAGTATCAAGCGGAAAGGGATTTGTTTCTTTCGGAGGCAGGGGATCTTGCTGGAATCACTGCTGAAGATATCCATGCGCTCGCTAAAGAAAGAAATATTAATTCTGAAGACGTTGCGTTCCATGAATTTTCTAGAAAGGCAACTGCCGGGATTGAGGATAAGACTGGGAAGAAGGGTGGTCAGGCTTATCTAGATGGAATGTCTCCGAAGCAGCTCCAGAAGATGTATGCCGATATCAAGGCAATGCCGGTTCAGGAGCAGCCAACCAGTCTTCAGGTTGTTTCGGAGAAGGATGCCAGGAGTTTTGCTGGTGCGTTGGCTAAGGGCAGGAAGAAGCAGAAGGTCACGAAAAAGCAGGTTGAAGCAAAGCTTCGGGCTCTTGGCAAGATCGATGAAGGTCAGATGGAGGAGAACTTCCTCGGTGACCTAGCAGACCAGTACATCTTCAGGCTTGCTGAGTTTGGTCTGGGAACGAAATTGGATGATGGGAGCATCCAGCTCAAAAAGACTGACCGGACTTTAGTCAGCGAGTCGGACTACCAAAAAATTATGGATGCTTCCCGTGCAGACGCGGGCGGCAGATTCATTACGATGGGCCGCGCGAAAGAGCTTACTGGCGTTCGCGGCTTCAACCGCTATCGGGCGATCAGAGACGAAGCAATTAGACGTGGTGATATTGTCAAGACTGGCAAGCGTTACATGGTTGCTCCTGCCAAGGAGTTTACGAAGAGCTTCTCTTATCGCATTGATGAGGGTCCGCAGCATGTTGTAAGAAATGATCGCGGGGAAGTGGAGAGCACCCACGCTAACCAGAGAGCGGCAGACAAAGAAAAGAATAAGCTCGCAAGGAAGATTGGATATATTGCACGGGATGAGGGTGGCAACGCCATTGGTGGTGCAGGCACTAAGCAGGAAGCTCGCCAACATCTTTCTAGGTACTTTGCAAGGCTTCGACAGGAAGCCAAGAATGCTGTGCTCAATAACGGAGTGGGCAAACTGCCTCCGATTGATCAGGCTTCTGACTGGATTAAGCCCACGGTAGAGCGCCGAGCAGAAGAAGCTGGCGAGGCTGCTGTTCGTCGTGCGAAGGATAACGTCGTTGGGGTGAAGCCCATTCGCCGTGTTTATACGGTGGCCAAGGAAGATGGCTTTCTCATCCGAGAAGAAAAGACTGGCGCTGATGGAAGAGTCAGTCGTTCTGCCAGGAAAGATTTTCTCGCAGGAGAAGAAGAGGCTCGCGCCCGGCTGTCAGAGCTTGAAGGTCGCCGAGTGGGCAGGGCAGCGGTGGATCGAGGGGAAGAGGCAGAGCTTGTTCGGAGCTTGAGAGAAGATCCTGCCACTCCGTTGGATGAAGAGCTTCCCCTCCCTGCCCCGGAACAAGTCAGCGAACATGCTGCCCTGGAAGAGGAGCTGAACAAGGTTCTTGCAAGCCGAGGCTTGAGTGAATTCAGGACTGAGATTGTTGAAGGTCTCACTGTGGATGCGAGAGTGGATCCGCTCACTCTGACAATCCAAATTGCAATGACACCGGGTTTGCAATCGAAGAAGATAGAGGATCAAGTAAAGGCTCTGATGCCACTGTTGAATCATGAGAGTATTCATGCGTTCAGAAAGATGGGTCTGATTACAAAGGCGGAATGGAAGCAGCTCAAGAAGTGGGTCAAGACTACTCCTGTTCCCTCGGAGATTGTCAATGCATTTAACGAGAAGCAAACTGCCGCTGGGCTTGAGACGCTGCCAGATGGTGCGACCTACTATGACATGTCCCGAGTTCTTTACGCAGACCAGGGGAATGCGGACAACTGGATTGATGATTCCTATGTAGAGGAGGCAGTTGCATTCCTCGGTCAGGATCTGACTAACATCGCGCCTGATCCAGAGGTGAAGGGAATCTTCCGAAAGATCGCTTCCGTTCTCAAGCGGGTGGGTCGAGCCCTTATGGGTAGGGGATATCGAACTCCAAAGGAAGCGTTCGACAAGCTTTATGGTCCCCAGATGGTTCAGAGGGCAAAGGCTGGTCGCTCGCTAGACACTTGGTGGACAGACCGAAGACTTGGGAATGATCAGATCAGGCCAGAGTATGAGTTCGCGGAGCTTGCTGGCTGGGCGGAAAGTCGAGGTCGAGTTCTCGGTGGAGAGCAAACAACAGAGGAGAAGGTTCTCGAAGCTCTTGATAGTGTCGAGAGTCCCGATGTTGATGTCTCCCCTGGTCGCGCTGCTGTTCCCCGCGCCGCCGAGGGTGCGCGTGTTGGTAATTGGGGGGAGTTGCCAAGAGGGGCGGACAACTGGGAGCAACTGCCAGATGGAAGGCTTGTCGGTTATCGCGTCTCAAGGAGTGTCGGCGGGCGTGCAGTATCGGGTGCCGATTCTCGTCAATCAGCGTCAATGGAACCGGGCGCACAGGTGGAATTTGAAGGGGATGGCGTTTTCGTTACGAATGATTTGGAATATGCCAAGACCTACTACGGGGTACATGACGAAAATGCTTTGCAGCGTGTCGCGTTTTCGCGCGACGATGTTACCTCTGGACGCTTGGCAGATAGTGAGCCGGAAGTAAGTGTCAGGTCTGGCGAGGTAATTGGGTCTGATGTGTTTACTGACCCTGACCTAGACCCCACCCCCCGCGCCGCCGAGGGTTTTCCTCGCCACACAGATAGATCCTATCGAAATGCAGTCAATAGAGATGAGGCTGCCCGCGCAAATGCAGAGTTTGACGAAGACACTCGCACTTGGTCTGATGGACAGTGGGAATCCGTTGGTGACTTTCCGAATACGCGACACATCGAGCTAACCAATCACTTGTCTCCAACCATAGAGGAGTTGAAGACCCAAGGCTTGGGTATGCACACGGATCACCAACGTAGTCTGGTTGGTAAGAACCGAGATATCCCAGAGGGAACGCCAGTTCGCTTGAGGATTGATGTAAGACTTTGGAAGGACTGGCTCAGGAAGATTGGAGAGGGGAAGTACGCTCAGACAGTACACGATATTTACAATAAGAAGGGGGAATATGTAAATATCGAGAGTGCTACCCAGGTTGGCACTGCTCTTGGGTATGACAATATTGCTCGACTAGATGGGGATGTTGAGTTCAAAGTTAATTGGAACCAAGCTAACAAGATACGGTATGCGGATGGAAAGAAGACTCCCATTGCCGTTGTCGAGGGTGCGATATCCCAGGATAGAACTGATCCTCGGGATATCCCCGACTTCGATAGCTGGATCCCGGTTGGTTACAACCCACATAAGTCTGTCTTCTTTTATGACAAGAGGACTGGTCAAGAGGTAGTTGGTGGTAGGGATGCGATCTCTACTGGCAACACTGTATTTGTAAGGGAAGCCAACTACGGGGATCGGAGTGTCCAGTCAGCTACCGAGGAGGGTGACCGGCAATTCGCACAGGATAGGCCGAGTCGCCGCGTGGGTAGGGCAGCGGTGGATCGAGGGGAAGCTGTAACTCACGCGCTCAGGATTATCGAGGGGATAGATTCCGCTTCTATCGACAGCAAGACTTCTAGTCCTACTGTGTTTGAGATTGCAAAGTATTTTTACGATTCAGTTGATGATCGAGTTGACCATAGGTCGGCCACTGATTCCCAGAATAAAGCTCTAGAAGATTTAATTTTTGACGAAGCTCTTTTTGCGGTAAAGAAAAACCCGTCTGCACTCGAATGGTATGATGAGAACCTGAATCTCACGATGTCTGTCCTTGAGGAGATAGACCCGGATCTAAAAAATCCAGACAACCGATTTGTCTTGAGCGCCCTGTTGGCGGTTACGTCTAACGGCAATACGGTGGATGAGCAGTTTAAGCAGTCATGGGATACTTACCGGCATTGGGTTGATAATGATGGGGAGTTGGTTGGCGATTATGCAGCGGGAGACAAGAAGAAATTTATCCAGAATCATATAGCCATCATCTCTTCCCTTGTGGAGAACCTGGGCTATGCCGGTGCTGCTGAGTGGTTATCTTCCAAGAGTCCCGTTTCGGAAATACGAAAGTCCGCTAGTGATTGGGGCTACCCGAATGCGAAGAAAATTGCTACTACAGAATTTGTAGATGAGGTGGTTCCGCATTCTGTAATTTTCGGACCCAAGCTTGGCTCGTTTTTTAATAACCTGTATGGGGACTACTCCACCTTAACCATGGACCGATGGTTCATGAGAATGCTGGGGCGGGTTGCAGGTAGCCAGCTAGATATAAATATACCTAAACTGAAACAAGCGGAGGCGCGAGGACGCAAGAGTTTAGGTGATCTCTCTTCTCAAGATCGCAAGATGCTCGGGCTGAATAAAAAGTCTTTTACTGGACCTAATATTGTTTCAAGCGTCGGGCGAGTTAATAAATACTTTTCCTTGGCGAAAAACCGAGAAGGGATTGCGAAGGGAACTCCGCTTGATAATTTCAGGAAAGCTGTAAATAATTTATCAAAGAAATATGAGCCGCTAATTGAATCTCCGGTTTCCCCTGGTCACCGAAGATGGATTCGCGCTAGGTTTAACAATGTAATCAAGAGGCTTAGGGATGAAGGTCTAAGCATAGAGCCTGCGGATCTGCAAGCGTTGTTGTGGTATAATGAGAAGGCGCTCTTTAATGCGCTGAACTATCGCGAAAAGAAGGGGTCTGATGACTATGCGGGATCGGCAGAAGCCCTCCACCAACGAGTGGTTGGCAGACCATCGAGAGTCTATGCAACAGGCGCAGGACGAGTGGCAGGAGTCGGAGGAGGGCCAAGCGCTGAGCGAGTGGGCAGAGCGGCTGCCAACAGGGGTGAAACTCCCGAAGCCGTCCTCCGGGACTTCAGAAGCAGAACCGATGGACGTTCGCTCGTGGCTCAAGAGGCGCTTTCCCGGCCTTACAGACGAGGAACTAGAGGAACATCTAGCGCTCTACGGGGGCTAGGGGCACCAGATAGTGTTCAGGTAGTAAGGTATAAGTTTGACTCTCCGAGGTTCAAGGAATCTTTTGATTCTGCCGGAGTTCCGACAACTGATATACTTGAGATATCTGGCCCTGGATCTAGCCAATTTTTCAGAGAGCGTATACAGAAATCAAAAGATGAAAACCGTTTTGGTTCTTCGGTTTACGTTTACGACGAACCCGAGTATTCGGGTATGCGGCTTTTCCTTTCTGATGATGGGCACTCTGGCATTGCGCTAAAGGGCGATGATATTGTAAGCGGATTTTCTACCCCGGAAGCTCCCAGGGGAAGTGTCTACCCCCTCATGATGAAGGCAATTGACGAGGGCGGTAGGCGCGCGGACGCCTTTGATACGGTCCTCCCGCGACTCTATTCAAATATGGGGATGCGGGTAGTAGCGAGAGTTCCATGGGATGATCAGTACGCACCCCCAGGTTGGGACTATGACCTTTATTCTAGATTTAATTCTGGAAGACCAGACGTAACCTACCTTGTTTATGATCCAGACTATTTGGGTTACTACGAGGGTACCGAGGGTTCGGTTGTTTCTTCTCCAGACGATGCAGTCTCGCTTCAGGATTCAGCGCTTGAAGAGATTGATTCTCGCCCGATAGAGCGCGTTGGCAGAGCCGCGATGAGCCGGGGTATCCCAAGAGGTGCGGAGAATCCAGTTCTTCGGCCAGGGACAGATGGTCAGGTCACTCTTGCGAATGCAAGGTGGGGGCAGATTCCCTTTAACAAGGAAGGGAAGTTCGACAAGCGCGGAGTAGCCTATGACATATTTGTCAAGGAAGGTTACGACGAAAGCGTTGAGGGCAAGAGCAGGGGATTCGGCGAACGGCACATCGAGAGGCATAACCCGGATATCCGAGACAACACCCCCTTCCGTGATTGGAAAGAACTTCTTTCAGAATTCACTAAAGCTTTGTCCAAGGGCAAGAAGCTTAGGAGCGGCGATATTTATCCAGCCCCGGATGGCGCAGGCCGGATGTCTTTCCTGTGGGACAGGGATGATTTCAAAGAGCCCGTTGTTGTCATCATGGAGTATGTGGACAGAGAGGGTGGCGAGAGTCTCCCCCCGAAAGCCCACCACTACAGCGTAGTCACTGCCTTTGCTTCGGACGATTACGGTGGAAATGTTCCTGATGGAAATCGGAGGAACAACACTCCGCTTCATGGGAGTCGGGTATCGACCGAGGCAATCAAGGCGTACCGGAGACCTTCCGTAGCGAGGAAATGGAACGAGAAGCAGCGTGGTAGATTTGCTCTCAGCAGGACGGACGGAGTTCCTTACACGCCAGCGCAGAGAGCTGCACAAGCGGATCTAAATGGAGGCATCCCCGAGACTGATAATTCTCTATGGGGGCAGGTTTCTAGTGCATTCCCTGTAATAGACACCGCCTTCTGGTCTGAGATGCGTCGCAGGTTCCTTGAGAAGTTCAATCGTCTTAAGGAAATAGGGGAGATGAGGGGCGCTCGCGGGGATACGGTGGGTAGCCTAGCGAGTTCATCTGCCTGGGCCTTGGCAATGATGGTGGATCGAGCGGGAGCTTTTCTTTCTGCGAGCTTCAAGTATGGAGTAATGACATTTCGTGATGGCATTCCGATGGTTGAGGATCTGGAGCTAACGGATACTGCTGAAAATGTTTTGATCTACAACACGCGGACTGGTGAGTACGAGAGAGTTACGAAGTCTGTCCCCAATATGTACGAAGGTGTGGGCGGGTTGCTCTCCATACTGGAGGCACTCGCAGTTCCGGGTAGAAACTTGGTCCCGAAGTTCTTCGCTTACTCCCGGGCGTTGCGTGGCTACAACCTGATGCAGGCAGGCAAGCTGGTTCCATTCGAGAATCCAGAGGAGTCAATCAAGCAGGGGTTGGCGTTCGCAGACGAACACCCGGAAATTGCTATTGCTCATGCCAACCTGCAAAAGTGGAATGAGGGTATGGTTGAGTTCCTCGTTCAGACTGGCGTGATGACAAGGGATATGGCTGACGTTTGGTTGCAGCACTCAGACTACGTTCCCTTCTATCTGAATTTGGACGGCGAGACGAATGATGCGATGAGGCAGATCTTCACCGAGCAACTGGGTGAAGGTGCTGACTTCCAGATTCTAGACTCTTTGGTTTCAGGTATTCCTTCCAAGCGGTACAAGGGATTTAAGGGTCAGCTCATGGAGCCAGTCGAGGCTCTGAGCAAGAATGCATTTGCCCTGATTCAGGCCGGTCTGAAGAATGTCGCATCTGCTAAGGCTATCGATGAGGCGATGGATATTGCCGAGCCGATGGCTCGTGAGACAACAAAGGATAAGTCCGACTTGACGGTGCGCCGTGAAGGGAAGGAATATTATTACGCAGTCAGTGATCCTGTTCTTTTGAATACATTGATTGGTGCATTCGAGGGAACGAACCCTGTGATAGAGGCGTTCGGTGCTCCTGCCAGATGGCTACGGGAGGCAGTGACTCGGAGCCCGGAGTTCATGGCTGCAAACATGCTTCGGGATTCGCTGTCTACTTGGGTGATTAGTGGTGGAAAAGCAGGTCCGTGGGATACGTTGTCTACGTTTGGAAAAGATCTGAAGAATTGGAAGATCGGGGAAACCTCCGAGACTCTTAAGATTCTTGAGAAGACAGGTGCAATTGGAGGGTATGATCTCCAGGGTACTTCTCCCAAGGCGTTGAAAAGATATTTCCTGAAGGCTTCTGGTGCTAAGTCTGGTGGTCCGATGGGACTAGGCTCAAAGCTATGGGGAGATCTTGGTGATATCTCTGGTTTGTCGGAAGCGGCTGCACGGCAGCGTGTCTACGAGCATGTCTACGAGATCACGATGGACAAGCTTGCTGCTGAAAACATTCGAGGCGAAAAGGCTGAGCGCATTGCGATGCGAGAGGCTGGATTCCAGGCTCAGGAAGTGCTCAACTTTTCTAGGAAAGGAAGCTCTCCCTGGCTGAAAGTAATCACTGCCACCGTACCGTTTTTGAATGCTCGCTTGCAGGGCCTCGACCGCTTGGGCAGGTCGGCCTTTGGTCAAGATTCGATGGTTGGGATGAGCAAGGAAGAGGCGATTCGATCCTTCATTTTGCGTGGCAGCTTGATCGCAGGGATGACGATTGCCTATACGCTGATGAACTGGGAGGATGAGGAGTACCAGAATACTCGTCAGGAAATTAGAGATGATAACTGGTTGATTCCTACGGGTACTGGCAATTTCATTTCTATCCCGATTCCGTTTGAAGTGGGAGTCTTGTTCAAGGTGATTCCAGAAATGTTGACTGCTGCGGCACTGGGTCGAGCGCCGAGGGAGTTGGTTGATTCTGCACGACATGCCTTGGTCAATACCCTGAACTTCAATCCACTCCCGCAAGCGGTGAAGCCAATCATTGAGGGTTGGACAAACTACAACTTCTTCACAGGTCGAGAGATCGTGCCCTTCTATATGGAGGATATGATTTCGGAGAAGCAGTACCGTCCGACAACAACAGCCCCAGCCAAGATGCTGGGTGCTGCATTCAATGTCAGCCCGATGAAGGTGGAGAACTTCATTCGAGGTCAGTTCGGAACGATTGGTTCCTATGCGATGTCTGCCACGGATGCAGTCTTACATAACCCGGCGTTCGGCTATACGAGTAGGCCAGACAGAAGGCTGACAGACTTCCCCTTCTTTAGACGATTCATGAAGGATGAGTTCGGTACTGGGAACAAGTCTCTCTACTACGATATGCGTGGGGAAGTAGATGGGATTGTTGCCACGATCAATGCCTTGTCTAAGACTGAGCCGATGGAGGCAATGAAGATTCGTAGGGAGTATGGAGGTCTGCTGCGGATGCGAGATGTGGTGAACTCGATGGACAAACAGATGCGTAGTCTCAGGAACCGTCGCATTCAGATCTATGTGAATCCGTCTATGGATCCTGGGATGAAGAGGAAGTTGATTGACAACTTGGATAGAACTGAAAACCGTTTACTCAAGAATGTTCCGGCGATGCGGAAGATGGCTGACCTGGGGATCTTGTGAGACTCTCTCCCCACTTTGTTCTTAGAGAGTTGACGAAATCCCAGACGGCAACTCGAATGGGAATCGACAATAGTCCAAACGATACGGAGATAGAATCTCTTCGTGTTGTATGTGAAAATATTTTAGAGCCAGTCAGGGCTAACTTTAAGGTTCCATTTAGTCCGTCTTCTGGATTTAGATGCAAAGAGTTGAACGAAGCAATTGGTGGTTCCCCTACGAGCCAGCATTCTTTGGGTCAAGCTGCGGACTTTGAGATCTTTGGTGTCTCTAATCTAGAGATTGCATTGTGGATTAAATACAATCTAGATTTTGACCAGTTGATACTAGAGTATTATTACAATGACGATCCTTCTTCTGGTTGGGTTCATGCGTCCATCCTGACTCACGGCAACAGGAAGGAGTGTTTTACTTTTGATGGGAAGATTTACTGGGGTGGTATTGAAGGGAAAGGTTCTTAATTGATCATCGATCAGTTGGCACATTTTGGATTCGCGTTCTTGGTATCTGGGCTAGGAACAGATACTGGATTGGAGGGTCTCTATGTTGGTTTTGCGCTGGGCGTTGTCAGAGAGCATGCACAGATGCAGGCTTCCGGTGATCAGACAATCGGTAAGAATCGAGTAATCGATGTACTCATGTGGTCATTGGGCGGATGCTTAGGAGGTATGCTTTGAAAGTTTTAAAAGAATGGATAGACAAGTTGGCGACGCAGTATGTGGTCGGCAGGTTTCGGACTGCGTTTGCCGGGAAGAAAAGATGGCTGACGGCTTTGGCGTATAGCGTGGTAATCTCGGGTACGCTTGCTGGTGTTCCCGTGGAAAATCTACTAGGGGAACTTGTCGGGGATCCAACGGTAGATAAGGAAGAGACCGTCGCCGCCTTGGTTGCTGCGGCAGTCGCGCAGTTTCGGTTCTTCCAAAACATGGGAGTTAACCGAGATCTCAAACAAAAGGTCAAGAGCCTTGAGGAGAAAAGTGATGGTTAGTAGAACGCTTGCTTGCTTTATTGCCCTGGGTTTTGTTGGTTGTGCTTCGGTTGGTGCGCGGATAGATCCCGGGTCGGGAACTTACGAGTTGGTGATTGGTGCAACGGACTGCATTGACCAGAAAAATATTCTGGGATCTGCCGTTACGGCGATACCCGGTCTTGGTCCCTGGGCGGTTTCCAACTTTGGTTGCAATAACTAGGCTGTTGGCTCTTCGATTGGGAACAAGGGTACTTGTTTGATCTGGTCAAGGAGGAATGCTTCCTCCCCTTCCATGGTAAGAGTACGGAAGATTTGCATTTCCGGGCACTTCTTGTTCCACATCCTGGCGTAGAATGGTCCCATCCTTCCTGGGATGTTCCTTTTGTCTTCCGGGTTGGCGTTAAACAGGCTCCACCGGACAGCTCCCAGAACTAATGATGTGGGTATTGATGGGTATCTTCCATTTGCACTGCGAGACTTGGTTACTGCTGCCCATGTAAATTTCTGGAACAGAACCCATACATCTTTATTTTCCCTATGAAATACGAGGAACTCTTCGCGGAGTTCCTCGTATTTTGTTTTAGGGATCATTCCTTCTGTTCCTGCTCTTCGTGAAGCTTCAGGTATTCCTCCCCCGTTAGGCTGGGATGATTCGCCTCACTCCTGCATTCGTTCATAACCCATGCATACCCAGCGAGATCTTTTATTGAGTCTTCCAGGGATGCATCCTCTGGGGCTTGTGCAATCCTGGCAATTTTTAGAAGTGCCATCATTGTCCCTACATCGAAAGCTTCTAGCTTTCTCACTTCACGATGAGAGAGATACCAGTTCCATACCTCGGCGATTGCTTCTTGCATCCGGTAGGCAGACCCGTAGGTTCCCTCCCTGGATTCTTCGCAAGTCTCCCTCACCTCATCCAAGAATGATTTAGATGTCAATTTCCATATCCCCCTTCCATTCCTTGATGATTTCATCCAGCCGGTTCCTTGCCCTCTTGTTGGTTGCGAGAGCAGACCGACTTGTAATTTCCAGTTCCTCCCTGAGAAGTTGGGCGCAAAGTTCCTCCGGCTTGTAGCCAGCCATCAGGTGATGGGGCTTGGCCATATCACCAATGAATCTGTCTTGGAAGCTTTCATTCCGGCAAAGCTGACCGGCCTTTGCCACATAGCTGGCACCTTCTGTTTCGGGAAGTGTGGGGTTTTCATCGTCTCCGATTTGGACTGCGACGATCTGATACCTAGTACCTAGCCTTGCCTGCATCATAAGATCGGGCGCTTCGTCTGGATGTACGCTGAACCCCACCACCCATCCATTCTTGTCCATGCGAAGGATCATCAGTGAACCCTCAAATTTCTGGATCGTGTCTTCCAGTTTCATTTTCCCACCTTTCGTGAAAAATATTTGCCCATTCAATCGGGTCTATCAGCCTGTCATTCCACCAGTCTGCTTCATCCCCACGGGTGTGGCATTTCATGTGGCACTCCGCACAGAGGGGAACTGCCCAACGGTCGGAATTCTTTCTGCCCATCCCTCTTCGTTCTGCGTGTCTGAGATGGTGAGCTTGAACGGAAAAGGGGGAGGCACACACAAGGCATACCTCCCCCCGCACCCGCTTGAGGTAGGCGGCTGACCGCCACGGGCGAGACTTAAAACGGGATGTCGTCATCCACCTGGGTGGGAAGCTCCTCCTCCTTAAGCTCGATGGTAATGAACGTGTAGGGGTTGCCTTTCTTGGATGTTCGCTCCCAAGCGGCGCACCTCACCTTGAGTTCATCACCGGGTGCTTTCTTCAACGCCTCGACCAGATCCTTGAGGGATTGTCTGCTGAATTCCCCGGTGCCCGTCTTCACCGGGTGATTGGGCCCGGCTTGATACTTGTTGGGATACAGCCACAGTTTGGGTTTATTGTCCATCGGTTTCCTCCTGTCGTAGGACTTCTTTGCGTGCCGTGAAGACTCCGAGAATTTCCCGGTAAGTCGCAGGCTCGCTTCTCTCTAGCTTCTTGAGTTCTTCCAGATTCTCTCGCCACCAATCTCGCAACTGGGAAGTGTTCTTCTTGTCTTCCGCGAATGCTCGATAAGCGTTGACCACTCCATCCACAACGTCCTCGGACTTGCCGTTTGGCTTTTCCTTGGTCTCAGTGGTTGGCTGGCTCGATGCGGCAGGGAGATCCTCGCCAGCATAGAGGTAGTGACCAAGGCCGAAGAGCGCGATGCACTTCGTCAGGCAGCGCATCTTTGCATTCGAGATTGCCAGACTGTCGGGGTTTTGGATTGCCTTGTTTCGGTGATCCATTACGGGAAGCCACATGGTTCGTGCGACGGGCTCTTCACCTTCGGTGTTAAGGTCGATGAAGATCGTGCATTCCACGGATGCAGTCCCGTCTTTTCCGATATGGGCGGGGGATCCATCCCAGTCTTTGAACTCAAATTGAGATTCTGGGTAGTAGTCCATGAGTGTGCCCCATGCCCATGCCCAGCTTAGGTAACTCAGGTTCCCTTTCTTCTCGACGTGATCGGAAACATCCACCTTGGACAACTGTTCCCAGATCAGTTTCGCTGCGGTCTCTTTCGTATCGTGATCTCTCATTTGTTCCTCCTGTTTTTCTGTTCGCAAAACTGCGCGACCTCGCAGTACCGGTCGCACCTCAAGTACTCGGCTTCAGTCTCCACAATAGTGGCAGGTTTTCCCAACTCTAGAGAGAACATCTCTGCGTCTGTCATGTTGGAGAAGACGCGGGTAGCCCTTGTCTTTGGAGTACCCTTCTGGGTGAGTTCGTAGACCTTCACCTTCCCGTCTCGCTTCCACATCTCCTCATCGGTGCATTCGGACTGTGGCAAATTATGACAAGCAACTCTTCCCATGATGTAGTCGAGACATTCGGTCGGTCTCCACAAGGGAAGTGCGATTTTTACAACAGGGTGTTGTGGGTAGTTCGTATAGTGGGTGCGTGCAGCCGACCAATCTCGGATGATGGCAACGACCTCGATCCCGCTTATGTCGAAGTGGTTAGCTCTGGCAATTGCAGCGTAAAGATTGAGCTGGTTGATCCACTCCCTCTTCCCTTCTGGGTTGTAGCGAAGGGTCGCTGCGGAGGTGGTCTTGTAATCGGTCAGTGTGCGAGTGCCATTCTTGTGCAGGGTTTGCAGATCAATCTGGCCGCCGATGAGCTTGCCGCCGAATTCTGCATAGAGACGCTCTTCCACGATTGTGTCAGGCGCTTCGGCAGTTTCGAGAATTGCGTGGACAGCAGTGCCGAGAATTGAGAAGATGCGATCTGCAACATCCTCTTCAAGTTCTTCGCTATACTGCTCTTTTAGCCGGAAGATTTGGGGGCTATCGATCAGCGAGGTGACGCTGATCTCGGCTCCTCCCCTCGAATACTTGTTCGCTTCTTCAAACATTACGAAGGGCTCGGGAAGTCCATGTCGGTTGGTGAGTTTCAATTGTTCTCCTTGTGAATTCGGATAGTATGATATGACAGAAACGATTGCAAGTGAGGGATGGGATTTCGACGCGACGATCTTGGGAGAGCCAGCGAGTGCGAAGAATCAGAGGCGGATTGTTTCGATTGGTGGCAAGCCACGTTTGATCAAGTCGGCAAAGGCGCTTGCTTACTGTAAGACTTTCGAGGCTCAATGTCCCAAAATTGATCTCATCGAGGAGGATTGCATCATTCGTCTAGATGTCTGGTATGCGAGTCGTAGGCCAGATCTGGCGGCTATGGATTTGGTGATGGACTTGTTGCAGGGACACGTCTATTCCAATGATCGACAAGTGAAGGGGACAATGTCACTATGGAATTTGGATCGCGTAAACCCTCGGATCCGGGTGAGAGTTTCGAGGGTCTGCGAAAGCTCAGTCGGCATGTCCTCGTTCAAGCTGTCAGAGATCTGGCCAGGAATCTGAAGGACAAGGAGCAGATTGTATTGTGGATGACCACCCAGAATTATGTGGACTGGGTCCAGTGGGCTGGGTGGGAGAGAGAATGGGTTGATGAATTCTTCCAGGGGATTATCGACTTGCGCCCTGCTGTGAGGAGAGAGGTGGGGATCCAATGTGCTCGGGGTCTCATGGCGATTTCGCATTTGGATTAATAAAGAATTTGTTAACTGAAAATATTTTTCTGGCCAGTCCATCAAGGATCAATGCAATCGTGCAATCGGTCGAGACTACTTTCGGTGACGCGCGTGACGCGGGTGACGCGGATTTCGGAGAACGTCCCCCTCTGATTAACTGAAAAAATATTTTCCTGGCCAGATAACTTAGATAAGCTTTGTCCGGCCATTGCACTGGGTGTTCAAGACGTGCGCTGTTTTAACTGCGGGGAAGAGATGATTGACCGCCGGGGGAAAGCTATCTGTTTGAAGTGTGGTGTTTTCGAGTCATGTTGCGAGGGAGAATGTGGCAGAGAAGTGGAGGAAGAATCACACACTGGATGAAGACAGCCTCTGTTGTAAGCTAGCCCGCACAGGGGGTCATTATGGAATCTATTGTTCAGGAGTTTCTCTCGAAACAATCTCTTCGCTCTCAGGGGAGGACGCTGTGCCCGGCATGTGGCCCGGAGCGGCGCAAGAAAAACGACCGCAGCTTGTCCGTCAAACTCGACGGGGACACTGCCATCTATCACTGCCACCACTGTGAGATTTCTGGTGCAGTCCAGCTCTGGGAGCCAATGCCAGAGGCAGCTCCTCCGAAGAATCTGAGTCCCTTGTCGGGGGCACAGCTTGAATACCTCGATGGTCGGGGCATCTCTGGGCGGGCAGCCGAAGAATGCGGGCTGATCTCGGGGGAAGTCTATGTCCAGTCAAGGGGGAAGGAAGTCCCTGCCATTGGCTGGGTCTATCGGAATGCCGATGGATCACACGCGACCAAGTGGAGAGATGGGACCAAGTCTTTCACTCAAACCGGTGCTGCCCGGTCACTCTGGAGGATCGATCAGTGGGATGGTGGTGACCTGATCATTTGTGAGGGAGAGATGGACGCTACTTCTTTTGCTGAGATCGGGGTGTTTGCCACGTCCGTCCCCAACGGAGCCCCATCTGCGAGGGTTGAGGATCTGGACTCAACCAAATTCTCTTATCTGTGGGATGCCCAGGATGCTTTCAAGCGGGCAGATCGGGTCATCCTTGCCACTGATGGTGATGCTCCGGGCAAACTCTTGTCAGAGGAGATTGCACGCCGCGTAGGAAAGGCTCGCTGCTGGCAGGTCGAGTGGCCAGATGGGTGCAAGGATGCGAACGACACGCTGATCTTCCATGGCGAGGAGGGTCTAAGGAAAGCACTTGATGATTCCACACCGTGGCCTGTCTCTGGACTTCGGGATGCCTCCGCTTTTCGAGAGAAGGCATTGGATCTTTTTCGAGATGGGATGGATCATGGTGTGGGGATTGGCCTACTAGAGCTGGACATGCTTTACAGGACGAATCCTCAGACATTGACTGTCTGGACAGGGATTCCCGGCTCGGGGAAAACTGCGATCCAGACTTGGATGGCTTCTTGCTTGGCTGACAAGGGCTGGAATGTTGCTGTGTTCTCTGCGGAGACTCCGACTGAGATCCATTTGCTCCAGTTGGCCGCGTGTCATGTTGGAAAACCCTACGAGGGTGTGAAGAAAATGTCTGAGGCTGAGCTGGGAGATGCCTTGGACTGGGTGGATACTCGATTTGTTTTCCTAGATGAGTCGGAGACAAATATCTCTTCGATTCTGGACCGAGCCCACGCTGCTGTCATGCGAAACGGAGTTCGGCTTTTGGTCATCGATCCCTACAATTTCATCTCGCTGCCGGAGGAGGGAGTGGGGGGTATCAACAAGATGCTCGTGTCCCTGAAAAATTTCTGCGTTGAGCATGGGGTTGCAATCTGGTTGACTGCCCATCCACAGAAACAATTTCGCCAGCATGATGGATCAACCCCACCGATCACCGGTTACTCCATTAGCGGGAGCGCGGGATTCTTCAACACTGCGGACGCTGGTCTAACCGTGTCACGTTTGTCAGATGGCAAGACGATGGTGAGCAACTGGAAGTCTCGCTTCCCATGGGTAGGGAAGCTGGGTGATTGCATTCTGGACTTTGATTTTCGTAGCGGGGTGTTTTCCTCGCAGCAATTCTCGGGGGGGAGTGATGATGGATTCGATGATTTTTGACCTGCTGACAGAGGAGCAGAGGGAAAAGTTCACGTTGATCAAGGAAGATGAAGACCTTCGCGGGGTGATCCAGCGTAATCGGATCCAAGACCAGACAGTCTTCGACTCGATGCTGATTGATTACTTGATCGAGAGTCCACAGCATGAGGCTGCCCATGAGTTCATGGATGCAACATCTCGGTCAGGGATGGGGACGCGCAGTCCATCTTTGGATCCGGGGAATGCGACTCCGGCCTATGCGGTGGCAGCGCAGATGGGTCAGCGCCGGATGGCTTTCTCTGTTGGATACCGAGCGATGGTCGATTCGGCGGGAAAGGATCCGGCAGACCTGACCTTGTTTTGTGTGAATAATATTTATTATTTTGATAGAGCGAGAGGGCAGCACCAGATCGGCAAGCTGGCAAAGGCAATCTCGAAAGCACTTTGGGCATTGGCGAAGTGTTACGGGATCTCAGCCCGGAGAGATCCGAGAAGGATTCTCCGGGCTCAAGTGGGCGCTAGGTAAAAAAAAAGACGGGGCCAGGGCGTTAGCCCCAACCCCGTCTTCACAGGAGGACACATAATGTCCTCTATTAGAATACCATCGGTCCATATTCTGTCGAGTCGATGTCGAATTCTTCACATGGAGGCGGGAGACCCTCATAATTCCCAAGGTCTGCCCCAGTGAAATGCTCCATGGATTCCCAGTTGGGGAAGTAGAGAAGAGCCGGGGCAATGCCCCCAGCTATACACCCACCATCTTGCATCATGAATATCCATGGAGGACCGGGTAGATCTTCGTTCTCCGCTGACCAAGTGAGAGCGATTGCCATCTTGGCTCGACCCTTCCGATGCACGTCAAACATTGGGTCCACGCTCTCTCTTGATGACAGAGTTCACTTGTCTCTCGATCCACTCTGGATCCTCCGCTCCGAGTCTGCGGAGTTCTTCCGCAACATCTCGCATCGCCTCCTCTTGGCTCGTTGCTTCGCAAGCAATCTGCCGAAGGTGGAGGTCGATGTCTGACATGACGCTCACTTCTTTCCCTTGAGATGTTTCCTGAGTATTGTGCAGATCAGGTTGCTCAAGCTTCGTTCGCTTCGCTCGGCTTCTTTTCGCAGATCATCTTTGAGCGTGTCCCCCTTGGGTACGCTGATCACGATCTGATTCCACTCCATTGCTACTTTCCTTTCTGGTCGCAGAGAATGCATTGCTCTCTCGCTACCTCTCCATCTGAATCAAGTGCGACCCAGACACGTCCACTACCATCACACATCGGGCACTCTTCTGTCTTCGCGGCTTCCATGGATTTCACCTCTTCCACCGTCTTGTTCCTCCTACTTTTCCGCCACTCTGGTGGTGGAGTCCTTCTTCATGCTGTGACCCACGGATCCTAAATCCGCATGACTTGCATTTGGGTTTCCCCTTGTGCTCATTCTTTTCCGAAGAGGATTTCCGTTGCTTCTCCAAGTGACCTCCTTGCAAATGCTGCCTTTTCTCTAGTTTTCATGCTCATAAAGGAATTGGTTGCAATCTCATCGAGAGTGTGGATTGCGGAGATGATCGCTGCCGTGATGAAGTCCTTCTCCTGTTCGCTCACAGTATTTCTTTTTCCCTGAGTGCTTCCAGCAGGATTGATTTCAGATAGGGACCAACTTGAATCCCAAGCAGGTCTGCCTCTTCTCTCACGGCATGATAGGCAGCCACCGGCATCCGCAGCACCACCTGATGATGATTTCCGATAGGCTTATTGCCTCGTTTGCGATGCAATTCAGCGCCCCGTATGACAGTTTTCTTTTTGTTCGGCATATTTCCTCTTTAAATTACTTCGTGAATGATTGCTTCGATTGTGAAAAATGCGAGCACCAAGGTGGAGAGAGAGATGATTGTCCCAAGCACGACAATGATCAGCTTACTTATCATGTTCAATGAATTCCTCTCGGAATGCTTCCAAAAAAGTGTGATCTTGTCCTAGATCCCCAATATTAATCTCCCCTCGTCCGTACTTCTGGACAGCTTCGGCGAGAAGATCTGCTGCCTTTAGTATTTTTACCATCTCTTCCATTTTTACCATCTCTTTGTACACGGGGTTTACTCCAGTTTAAGTGTGTTCTTCTCTACCAGCAGAAGACCCGAGAGATCTCTAAAACTTGCCCTCACGTCTCGAAAGAATCTGATTGATGAATTCGATTATCTGGACTTGAAGCACGGTCTTAGTCTCCTTCCATTCCTTCGAGTAAATCTTCGAGTAAATTCCGTGCGGACACCAACGATGAATCATCTTGTCGAGATCAGCGAGTTCCGTTTCGTCCATCTGCCCGTCCCTCTTCACCGATTCTCGCGCCAGCCGATAGGCTTCGCTCGCATTCGTATCACCCTCTCGGTTAACGAAGAGTCCGTAAAGCTTATCCGCCTTCTCCACCACCTCTCGCAGCGCGGCGTTCTCCTCACGGTATGCCTGGATGCTTGTGTCCTTGACTTGCGGTCTCATCTACTTGTCCTCCTCAAGCATTCTGACAGATTCTTCCTTCGCTCTAATCAACTCGATCCCTTTGTGGATGGAGTCGATTAGAGTGAAGGCAGCCACCTTGTCTTGGATGTGAATGGAGTGGTGATGGTCGTAGTCCTTGGGATCGATCCTGAGAGTGATGCTCTGCTTCTCGCTATCGCCCGGATAAATATCTCGGACCTCGATATCTGTTGCTCTTCCTACATGGAAATTTACAGTCGTAATCATGTCGTCCTCCTGTTAGGCCAGTATTGCACACTGGCATTGAAAAGCAACAGCAACACCTCGTTACTGTTATCGTGGTGGGCGATGGGCCAATAACCCTTCTTGGCCCACGGCCCATTCTCATTCAGCGGGGAAAAACCCAGTGAATTCAATGAGTAGGGAGAAGCCCCTCAAAAATGGGAGCAACTACCCGCAATATTTTTTCAGTCAAATAGCCAAGATTCTTACAACGATTGACTACAAAATATTTTTCCCTAGTCTTCGATCAGCCGACGGTCGAACTCCTCTTCTAGTTCTTCCTGCGTGCAGTCGCCTTGCCTCTCTCCAACCTGCTTCTCTCTGAGGTTTTGCACGAATCGGTCGGCGTCTATCTCGTCCCGGGACCATCGCTTCTCTCTCCAGACAGAGAGTCGGTCCTGCTTCTCTCTTCGGAATGCTTCCGCATCGTGAGGTCGAGTCTTGGCTGACCCGCAGGTTCGGCATCGGCTCAACTCCACCGTTTCTTGAATCACAGTCACAACCACAAGCCAGCCATCATCTCTCTCTCCCTCAACCCTGTACTCTCCAATCGTGTCATCCCTTCCCGTGCCTCGGGTGTTCCTATCCCACCTAGGTCTGGTGCTTGTAAATGAGAAGTCCCGATACTTCATGTCTCCCCCCTTCTCTTCTTTGAGGTTTGAATTTTCTCATTGAGTTCTCTCGTGAAGTATATCAGTGCAGCGTCAACACTTCTGCTTGAACGTGAGTCGAAGAGTGCGTGAGGAATTGTTACATCGGACCATGCGCCGCAATTCCTCGCAAACTGAATCGCTCGTGGATTTGACACAGGGATCAGTCCAATCAGAACATCCCACACAAATTCCCCTTCATCGTTAGTCGTGTTGATGATTTTGTCCAGGGCATATTGCATGATGGGGACTGACCCCCTCCCCCAGAACTTACTGAAGCAAGTCCAATGCATCTGGACACTCTTCCCCTGGAAGTTATTCAGCCAGCAAGCGATGGCTGGTTCATTGTCTGCCATCACAAGGTAGAGGATGTTGTGGCCAGAAGTGACTGAGAAGAGGAACTCCTCCCTGGAGTTGACGGTTCCATCCTGAAAGATCGACGCAGCGACTCCGTCTGACACCATCCGGTCGTAGAGATCCATGACATGCGAGTCCTTGAGAGTGGGAACACCGTCAATTTTTGTATAGGGAATCAGGTTGACTCTCAATCTACTTGTCCTCCTAAGTGCATTCGTATCTGTCTTTTCGATATTGATTTATCTCATGCTTCTTATCATTCCAAGTCCGACAGACTGCGCACCAGAGGTCAAGATGAACGAGATCTTCTCTAGCCCAGTCAGCAGCGCATCGTTGTCGGCAAAAGGGTGGCGTGTGATTCAACTTCAAAATCCTCTTGCATTTGATGCATCTCGGATTGGATAACTCCACGCACTTCCCCATCTACTTGTCCTCCTGTGTGATGTTTGTGATGGTGCCCAGGTTGGCGGCTCCCCGCATCAAAAAACCCCAGGGACCGTGAGCGCTTAGAAGAATGTCAATCCTTCCACCCTTCGGTCCTTTTAGTTCGACTGTGAACGTGCCAACCTCTACAACGGTCAAGGAATAAGGCTTTTCCCAGTCGCTGAGGCGGTCTGTTTTGATGGTGACATGCTCGCCGGGTTCAAGGTCAGGGAGTCCATCTTTAAAATAAGTGCGTCCGTCTCCGCTCACTCGCAACCCCCACCTGAGAAGTTTCCCCCACCTGATGAGGTCATTCGGTTTGACCATGTCATCTACTTATCCTCCTAGGATATCTTTGTAGCGGCCCAGCATTCCCCATATCTTCGCCACGGTTTCATCGTCCATCTCGTGATACACATCAGTGAGTCCCTCACTTTTAACAATGATAGAGAACTCGTGACCATTGAACCCGTTGTCTAGCATGTCCTCCACTCTGTTCTCCAATGCCCGCTGCGCTTCGTTTAGCTTCACGCTCATCTACTTGTTTCCAGCCTTCGTCCGTTGCATCCCAAACTTCGCCCCCTGATTGTCCATCATCAATTTTATGCACAGCTCCTTTTCCACTTCGGCGTAGTGGACATACTCAAAAAAGTATTCAACTCGTACATACTCATCCCGGCACCACTTCACGCGATAGAGATAGAACAGGAGTCCACGAATCCAGTTGGGGCCGAAGTCCTTGCCTGCAATTCCGTCCTGATCCTCCACGTTCCAGCCGGGGCCGATGCGAAGTAGGTAAAGAACTCGGTAAAGAATATTTTTAATCATCTACTTGTCCTCCTTGATTTGGAATAAATGAATGCAAGAAACACAATCGATACAGTCAACATGATGGCAATCGAAGGTTCCGGCACGTTAACTGGAGATCCCCAATGGGATATCTCTCCTCCTTCTCCGATAGATCTAGCTCTCACCAGTGCAACAGCGCCGGGTAGTTCTAGTTCTACTTCAAAGCAGTCGTTGCAGCTTTGGACTGTATTGGTCTGGCCTGCTGGCTCCCAAATTTTAGGACGATGCGCTGGTCCTCCGGGTAGATACTCAAATTCCCAACCCGTAATGTTTTCGTTGTCAGGCTGATACCAGTGGATAGTGTGTCTATGATCTGTCACTTATCTACTTTTCCTCCTCTTCTCGACGCTTGGCAATGCACCAAGCGCATACCGTATCGGCCTCGAACTCTACGCAGTTGACGCGACACTCCTCGCACAGTCGGTTCCTTGTACTTCCAACTCTCATCAGCTTGGAGTCCTTGTCTAGTGCTTCTTGCACTCTTTCCACGTCTCCGGGTCTTCCAATCTTCCTCGCAATGGAATCGTGGCTGAGACCTTTTCTGGCTAGCTTGATGATTCTTTCATGGGTGTGATGCTTGCTCATCTACTTGTCCTCCTTGAGTGCCAAGGCGTCTTTCGTGAGGTCAGTGAGCAGGAGGGATTTGGCCCTCTGGATTTCCCGCCTGGGAACATAGTTAGACTTCGTGTCCGGGATTGGCGTCGATAGCGTGACGATGTCATTAAGCACCTGTGCCATTTCTACGTAGCTTTCGCGCAGATATTTGACATCTTCGACTACTCCACGCTTCGGTCCAGTCACTTCGCCAACGGCAGCAGCGTGCATCTTCGCAATGAGGTGGCAAGCGTCCTTATGCTCACCCTTGAGCCACGCCACTTCCGTCTTCAGATATTCAATTTCCTTGTCCATCTACTTGTCCTCCTGTGTGTGAGAGAGGGGAGGGGGGCTATCCCCCTCCCCTCCGGCTCAGATATCGATCTGCACTGCATCCCCAAAGGGAGGCTTGTTCTTCGTCCACCTTCCACCCGTCTCGAAAACTTCCTCCGAAGATGCCCAGAGGATCGGGTGTCGAGTCGGCTCACCGTAGCTTCGGCATTCGAGGTCGGTGAAGATGATCACCGCATCGGGCCTTGCGTTGGTGTGTCGGAGCCAGTGGAAGATGGGCTCGTAGTTCGTTCCGCCACCGCACTCCATATCAGTGGGCAACTTTTCCTTCGGTCCCAACTCGATGATCATCTCCTGCTGGATGACATGATTGAAGGGGACGATGGTGATCTTCTGGATCGTAGTAGCCCCCCGGATCTTCTCCAGATGAGAGAAGAATGCCTGATGCTCAGCCCTTCCAACTGATGAGGAAATATCCTCGAAGATCATCAGATGCTGGAGTCCCTCCCGGATCTCGCCCGGCAGGTACTGTCGGTAGGACAGTGCGCGCCGATCCAGTCGAGACCAAGTCCTCCCGATGGGCTTGCCCACCTTGTGGATCCACTTGGCGAGGTAAGCTGACCAGTCCATCTTGGGTCGGGTGATCCGATCAAGCGCCCGCCTTTCATCGGGGCTGCCCATCTTCCCTACATCCTTCGCAGCCATCTCTCCCTGAGAAATTGTGTCAGCTAGATCTCGGAGACCTTCCTGCTTCTGGCCTTCGGTGAGTTCCTTCCCGTCTTCGTCGGTGGCATCCCAAACTTCGCCGGGTGCTTTCTTCGGTGAGGGAGGAGCTGACTCTGGGGGGGCAGGTGCGCCGGGCTTTCCCCCATCGATCTCATCTCCCGGCTCATCCCCCGGCCCATCCCCGGACTCCGGGAATGAGCCATTGCCGGGCTCATCACCGGGCTCATCTGGAGAATCGGGGGGCGGCGGCGGCGGGTCACTTACGATGCGACCGAAGACCTTCTCTTCTGACCAACCCCGGTACTTTTCATCGCAGTACCAGTCACCGGGGATGGGGAAGCCCGCATCCTTGAGAAGGAGGTTGATCACATAATCACAGGCAATATTCCAGAGATAGTGGTCACGGTTGCCACGCCGGAACTGATGCCCCAGCGCAACGTGCGCCACCTCGTGGAGGATGAGCGTGTGTCGCGTGTACTTGGGGAGGCTCAGGCAATACTCAGGGTTGGCGAAGATCCTGCGACCATCTGTTGCGGCAGTCTCGACCGGCCTCCCCCCGTGGCTGGTGCAGACCAGCAGCTCCAGCTTCATGGCGACCAGTGCCCAGAAGGGCTGTTCGTCCAGTGCTTTGATTCGGATTGATTCGAGTTCAGTTTGGAAGTCCATTGTGTCTCCTGTGTTGAGAAGGAAGGGGGGGCACTCGCCCCCCCCTCTGCATCATCCGATGACTAGATCCTCATTATCCTTGAGGAACTGGGCGTACTCTGCTGACGCATTGGCGAAGTCCTTGTGAGAGTTCGCTGCCTGCTTGAATCCGAAGACTGCGAACGCCCCGTCCAGTCTGCGGAGGTACGTGATGACTGCATCCACCCGTTGAGTAGTGAGTGTCTCACCCTTCCTAGCCTGAAGGTCCGCGCAGATGTTGCTGATCACTGCGTAGTTCGCCGAGAGTGCCCCATCTCCAGAGGGGATATGAGCCGTTTCGGGTGACTCATAAATGTCCTCGACGCTGGCCAGCTCCCCTCCGAGTCGGACATATCCAGAGAACTCGATGTATGCAGCTCTCCCGACCAGCCCCTCGCCGTGTCGCCTCATCGTGCCATCGGACAGACCCTGCCAGAGTAGGCCGGACAATTTGTGCCAGCTTCGGAGGCTCGGCCTAGCAAGTTCCTTCGAGTTGTAATCAGAGCAGTGGATGAAGTTCCTCTGCCCTTCGGGCTCCGACTTCACCCATCGCAGGAATCCAGTAATGAGGGGGTGGATCTTCCCGTCTGCCCATTCCAGCCAGCGAGGAAAGATCTCGGTGATGATATCCTCATGAGTGATCTCGATGATGCTGAATCGATCCAGCAGTGACCAAGTGATCGGGTTGCTCCCGCAGTTGGCTTCGGGCGGGTTCGTTGCGGCGACGAACCAGACATGATCGGGGATCTTGTGACCTTCCAGCTCACGATCTTGGATCAGGCTCTGGATGGCAGTCTGCTGATCGTCGAGACTGTTGCCGATCTCATCGAAGAAGACGCAGACCCCGTCATAATTCTCTGCGCCGGGAACGTCCCCAAGCAGCGTCCGTTTAATCATCGTTACCAGTTCCCCCTTCTCAAAGTCGGGGACGTTGATTCCTCCAACATCGATGGAAGGCGTGCGGCCAAGGATGATCGTGATCAGCAGGTTATTGATCGGCTCGCAGAAGCCGCGAACCTGGGCAGTCTTGGAGATGCCCCGGTCCCCGATGAAGAGACAAGGCGTCCCCTCCCCGTAGATCCCGTTCGTCTGGGTCTTCCGAGAGGAGGCGAGCAGTTCGTTAAAATCGAGTGACATATGTTCTCCTGTAAGTTGTGGGCGCTATGCCCCCTGGCTAGCTGCGGTTCCCGAAGTTCCCAATCCGGGAGAGCAGGTCCTTGGCATCTCGGTGGACTTTCTCCCGGAGGTGAGAGTCTTCCCGGAGATCCTGAGCATCCACGGTGCAGATCTCCCGGATCATCTTCTGCCGGACCTCCTCGACCACCGGATCATCGAGCAGGTTGAAGTCGCTAAGCAGGTCTGCGATCTCCCTGGCATTGGTGATGATGGAGTCTCGGAAGGATCCCTCCCTACCCCCATCATATTTGTTGACCTCCACCAGCCGCTTGAGGACTCCCTCGACACGCTCGGTGACGTGAGCCACCGCTTTGCGGACCTTCGAGGCGGACTGCTCTTCCAGTGCCTGACGCACCCGATCCGCATGATCTGCGGAGAATCCAGCTCGGATATCCCGGCTGGCATCGGGGACTACGTTGATCTCGTAAGAGAACACGCACTTGGAGATGAACTCATCTCTCGTCGGGTAGTCCGAAGCGTCGAAGAGTTCGCCCATCCCTCCATCGGCTGCGCCCATCGCATCGCGTCGGATGATTCCCTGGAGTCGGTCGGCAGCCTCGATGGCGAGCCTCTCGCACTCACGTCCATGCATATCGAGGACGCTGAGCAGCTCCGGCAGTCGGGAGTTCAGGCAAAGACGATCCGCGCCTTCGGTCCAGGGGAGGGTGACTGCCACCCATTTCTTCCGGCCCGTTGCCCGGTTCGCCGAGAGTTCCGCGAGTGCCTCCTTGAAAGTGTGCGTCACCACTTTGGTGCGCCGCTTGTCGGAGTCCTTCTGGTCAGCCAGCTCCCTGCTGGCATTTTTCTTGGTGCGGATTCCACCCGGCATTTTCGTGTGGACATTCACCAGAGTTGCACGATCCGCGAGTCCCTTACTAGGCATGTTGCCTCCTGTTTTGTCTCGCTGTAACACGGCGAGACGGTGGGTGTAGTTGTAGGGAAAAATATTTACTGGTCAGGTGAGCATCTAGGGGATCAGCGATCCATCACCCCTTCCCTTGTGCTTACGCTTCCGCGTGTAGCCCTTGGCACCCTTCTTGGTGCCATGCTTCCCGCCCCGAGGTAGCCGCACCTTGCGACTCTCCCGGCGCAGGAACTTCGCCAGATCGATTTCGATTTTCATCGTGTAACCCTTCTGCGAGAGAGGGGGGGGGCACCCCCCTCCCCTGCTCCTACCTAGTTCCTGGCATACTCCCGATCGCTGGGTGCCGATTCATGAGGGGAGATGCTATCGCGACCTGCGAGAACATCGGCGGCATAAGCCACCCCCTCAGCGGGGATCGAGAAGAGCGCGGATACCGCGCAAGTCCCTCCACTGATGAGTGTCACCGGGAGTCGGAAGATCAGGCCCACGATGGTATTTCCAACGCTGGGCGTGCGATCCCGCCGATCTCCCACTGCCCATCGGGCCAGCTTGCAACCTGCCCAGCTCACATTGTCGAGCGAGTCGGCAGTTGCGTGTGAAGTGATGGCAACTCCATTTGCCACCTCCTGCGATCCAGCGATGACTACATCGCCGATCACCTCACCAGCCGAGGGCTGGTATCCATCGGCACTCGCCACCGTAGCGAGCACCATCGAGAGAAGAGTGAGTCGGTACATGTTTCCTCCTGTTTTGGGTTTCCACTGAAGCCCTCGGAAGGGCTTTTCGGCGGGTCACCAGCCCGCTGCTCGTCAGAGTGGATCGGATGCTCTCGCCAGCTCGGCAGCTTCCCGCCAAACCGTCCCCAGTTTCCCGGCCATGGCTTCGACCCCCCGTTGGACTGCCTGTCCAGCGTCCGGGTCGGAGAGGTCTGCCCGGTCGAACTTCTCGAAAGTCGCCTCCAGCTCCACCGAGAGATCGTGGAGCGCATCGTGTACCGCGATGCTGGCGTCGGAGAGTTCGTCGAGTTGGGTTTGGTTCATCGGATTTCATCCTCCAAGTGTTGACTATCCAAGAATCGGATAGCCTCGTCTTCGTCAGTTGCCATCTTCCATTGCAGTCCGGTAGCCAGCCGGTGGTGATGGAATCCCTCCATCGGGGTGCCGCGCCCTGGGCATGTGATTTGAGTGGCTTGAGTGTCTCCTGGCAGCTCGCCCCGAAGGGGTCATGGCCCGCCATGCGGTGTTTCGTTTCGCGCCTACTTGATGGCTCTCCCCGCCCAGCGCGGCGGGGGTCATGGCCCACTGAGGAAGGGTCGCAGCGTGTCACCATTCAGGGTTTGCATCTCGCCCCGACTGCCACTGCCATCACCGCCGCTCGCCTTCCCTGTCACCATCGCCCTCCGAGGAGTAAGCGACCTTGCCCGCATCTCCCGGGTTCATAATCCCCGAGAGGTAGAGGGAGCGTGACATCCCCGGCGAGCGCCGGGTTTGCTTCCACCGATTCCACCATCTTCGCGAAGTCGCCGATCCGGTCGAGTTCGCCGCGAGTCGCCTCGCGTTGGGTCTGCCATGTGAGAGGTCTGGAGGAGGGTCGGTGCGTGCCAACGGCATTGGGGGCCGAGTGAGAGATCGAGCCCCGTGCCTTCGCACCTTCCCTGCCAGCGTGAGCGGGCAGTCGCTGTCTCGGTGTGTCCTCCGCGGCGCGATCCGGGTATCGCCGCGTGGCCGAGTCCGTTCTGTTTTCCCCCTCTCTCCCCGAGAACCTCGCCCCGGTGACACAGTCAGTATCGGTCATAGGAGACAGAAGTCAATAGAAATCGTTACAACAGGTAATAATAATTCGTAGGTATCGACCCGCGTCGGGGGCTGAGCGAAACTCAGCGTAAGAGGTAGGGGCGATGGCAGGGGTCGAAGCCAGGGTCCGGGGAGGCAAGTCCATGGTGGAGCAGGGGAAGGCGAGGTTGACCGAGAGGCAGAGGGCTTTCGCGGATAAGGTGATTGGGGGAAGCCCAACACTGGCGCAGGCTTACCTCGAAACCTACGGCGACAAGGATGGGACCAGAAAGGCGACGAAGGGGCAGAAGAATGAGGCTTCGAGGCTCTGGAGGAGCCCTTCTGTGGTCTCCTACGTGGAGAGCATCCGCTCCAGGGTCGAATCTGCCCAGTCCAGGCGAGCCCTCGGTCAGCGCCAACGGATCACCGAGGCCCTCTGGGTGGAGGCGCAACATGCGGGCAAGGCCAGCGACCGCATCGCAGCGCTCAGATTGTTGGGGCAGCAGAGTGACGTGGGAATGTTCAGCGAGAAGCTGGAGGTCTCGCACCGTGAAAGTGAGATCTCCGACGCCGAGATGGTTTCTGAGATCGAGAACACGTTGCGGGAAGCACTGGCAGATCGTGAGACCAACACCATCGACGTAACGCCAGCACACGCTGAGCAGGTGGAAGCAACGAGCCAGCAGCAGGCTGAATCCACCTAGCATTTGTCATGTCGGGCCTCAGCCCATGGCGGCTAGCACTGGTCAACCTGGGCTAACACCAGCAATGTACGTGCAGGGCTAACGCAACAAGTGTGATGCTACCCCCCGGGGATGCACCACCCCCCACCCCCCCTTACGCGCAGGCCCGGGGTCGTCACCCTTACACACTATTTCACACGTACAATTCTGATTTCACACGTACGATTCTGGATTTCACACATACAATTCTGATTTCACACATACACTAAAATTTTCTTCATTTCGCGAAAGCGAAACTTTCCCGGTGAAACTGCCCCAAAGCCGAAATTATTTTTATTTTTTTTTAATTCCAAACCATGGTGTAAGTATGGGTCCCCTATAGGTTTTTAGGAGACTGCCCCCAGGGGTACACCGTTTAGGGACAAATTTATAGCGTGTCAAGGTACCGAATGTGCTATGGATACCTACGGTTCTGACCCAATGGTCGCGTAGCTACTAGGTCGATCCGGTAATAACTACACAGGGTAGTAACTTGTAGTTTTCCAGTAGCGACTACACAAGGGCAGGCTAGAGCCTGCCCTCATTAGCCAAGAGCGATCTGGATTAAGGGGTGTTACCGGTTAGAAAGAGGCCGGAGGTACGCCTTGGATCCGCTGGATCGTATTCATGAATTGGACCCCGAGACTTTAAGAAAAGTCCATGGGTTGGTTCAGAGGCTACAGGAGCTTCGGAAGAGAGAGAAATCCCAGAAGGACTACTTGGATTTCGTTGGCAGAGCTTGGCCTGCTTTTATTAAGGGCCGTCATCATGAAATGATGGCAGATGCCTTTGAGCGAGTTTCCAATGGGAAGTTGAAGAGACTCATTATCAACATGCCACCCAGGCATACCAAGAGTGAGTTTGCTTCTTATCTTCTACCTGCATGGTTCCTTGGGAGGAACCCGGACAAGAAAGTCATTCAGACTGCCCACACGGCCGAGTTGGCAGTTGGCTTCGGTCGGAAGGTGAGGAATCTCGTAGGCGCGGAGGAGTATCAGGAGATATTCCCTGGTGTGGCTCTCCAGCAAGACTCCAAGGCTGCCGGTCGGTGGAACACTTCCGCTGGCGGGGAATACTTCGCGATTGGAGTGGGTGGGGCGGTTACAGGGAAGGGCGCTGACCTTCTGATTATTGATGACCCACATAGTGAGCAGGAGGGTCAGTCTATAGATCCCTCGGTATTTGACCGGACGTATGAATGGTACACGTCTGGACCGAGGCAGAGACTCCAGCCGGGTGGGGCGATTGTTATCGTCATGACTCGTTGGCATAAGAGAGATCTCACCGGTCAGATCATCCAGTCTTCTATTCAGAGAGATGGGTCGGATGAATGGGAAGTCATCGAACTCCCCGCCATACTTCCTTCTGGGAATCCGCTGTGGCCCGGATTCTGGTCAAAGGATGAATTGGAGAAGCTCCGAGTCGAGCTTCCCGTTTCCAAATGGTCCGCTCAGTACCAACAGGATCCGACATCCGAAGAAGGCGCGATTGTAAAGAGGGATTGGTGGAAGACATGGGAGAGAGAGAAGCCTCCCGAATGTGAATTCATCATCCAGTCATGGGATACGGCTTTCCTCAAGACTCAGCGGGCAGATTTCTCTGCCTGTACAACATGGGGAATATTCTACAGAGAAGACGATATGGGGAAGAACACCGCCCAGCTTGTCTTGCTCCACGCCTATAAGGAGAGACTGGAGTTCCCCGATCTCAAAAAGAAGGCGTTCGATTTGTGGCAGAGATGGACCCCGGATGCATTCATCATCGAGGGGAAGGCTGCCGGGATGCCGCTGATATTTGAACTGAGAAATATGGGAATCCCCGTTCAGGAGTACACTCCCTCTAGAGGGAATGACAAGATTGCCCGAGTCAATGCTGTGGCAGATCTCTTCGCATCGGGAATGATCTGGGCACCGGATAGAAGATTCTCGGAAGAAGTCATTGAAGAGTTTGCTTCCTTCCCTTCTGGTGATCACGATGACTTGGTGGACTCCTCGACTCAAGCCCTACTGAGATTCCGTCAGGGTGGATTCATTCCCCTGCATACGGATGAGAACGAAGAACCCTTCCGTTCAGTGAAGGCAGATTATTATTAGTCTATGCCGGGAGAAGAAAAACTCGATCCGACTTTGGGTGGCATGTTGTACTACCACCCGGATACACCGGTAGAAATTTCGGATCAGTTCTCCGCTCCAGAGGGGCAGCAGTATCTGAGGAACATGCAGCAGTTCCTCGGTCTATTAAACCGGGCGACTCCAGAAGGTTATGTGTGGAGGAATAATTCTGCTTATCGAGATTGGGGAAAGGCTCATCCCGTAAAGCCTTCTCATGATTTCGTAGTCAGGAGATCCGACTCGATAGATTCCGATTCCCCTCCGAAGGAGCTTTCTGATTTGCTCCCGGGAATATATGAGAGCGCAATGCGCTTGGCCCAGCACTCAGGAATGAGGGCACAGGGAACTGCCCATGGAAGCGGCCCTCACTTGCATACCAATGCGGGTCCTACGGCAGGATCGAGATTGGATGATGAGGAGTTGGAAGCTTACCTAGAAAATATACGCTCTCGATTTTCCCAAGGGAAGTACCGTAGCGGTGGTCTGATCCGTGATGGTTACGGAAGAAACCTTTTTTGAAAAAGGATGAACCGTGGCAGGCATACCGAAGAAAATTGCCGATCCTCTGAATCTTCATAAGATGAGTTCCCGTAGCTCTTGACCGACAGTGGCCCCACGGGTCGGGAGTGGGGAGATCTATCTCGCCACGTAGAAGAAATCCGTCACGATATTCGTAATATGCGAACGATACTTGATGGATATGTAGAGTTGATCATCGATTTAGAAAGGCGTTGTGCAAATTTGGAGACGAAGATCTACACGTCTGTTGGTGTTTGTGCAGTTTTATTTGGATTGGTTGGTTCCTTAATTAATTGGTTTTTCTAGGAGCAATAGGAGGAAGTAATGGGTAGAGGGGCAAAAGAGCAGTACAGTTCACAACCCCGTTGGGAAGGGTTGATTCAGAGAGGAGGGCAGCTACAAGCTCCCCTTCCTGGCCCGCGGATGCCCGGTATCGTGCACGATCCGACTTTGCATGAAGGGCAGCAACAAGCTCCGGCTTCTCCTTGGTCTGGATTTGATCCTGGGCTGAGTCGAGATCAGTTCAATCAGCAGATGATGAATCGGCCCGTTATGACTCGGATGTATGACACTTATTCTGGGAATGATGTTTATTCCCAGCAAAGAGATTTAACGGATGCATTCAAGGCTGGAGAAATCAATTCCAATCAGTGGCTCCAGAGCGCACAAGCGCTGCAAGATACTTATGGAGTTGAGACTGCTGCTCCCAATCAATTCGAGTATCTAGATCCTGCTGCTCAATTGTCGCAGCAACAGGGAATTATGAACCAGTACCAGCCGTTCAATCCGCAGGGCAATTATCGAGATCAAATGCGTGGCCAGCATGGCGGCAAGCGTGGCGGGAAGGGCGGTGGTTAGAATTGGCGATTGAGAAGGCTCTCTCTGAAACAATATTTTCTCCAGATTTTGAGGAGGAACGAGTTGAAGTTGAGATCCTGAATCCAGAAGCAATCTCTGTTAATACAGAAGAGGGCGGGATCCTTATCGACTTTGATCCAGAAGAGGAGCACGTGGAGTTCGGTGCAAATCTTGCCGAACACATGGGCGAGCGAGAGCTGGGCCGACTCTCCTCGAATCTGATTGGTTCGTTTAATTCGGACAAGTCTTCCAGAAAAGATTGGGAAGACTCTTACCGGAAGGGACTCGATCAGCTTGGATTGACATTTGATGAGAGAACAAGTCCATGGCAAGGGGCTTGTGGGGTCACTCATCCGATCCTCTCTGAAGCAGTGGTTCGTTTCCAGAGCCAAGCTATTGGAGAGATCTTCCCATCGGGGGGTCCGGTTAAAACCAAGATCGTTGGTCAGATGACCAGCGAGAAGACCAAGCAGTCTCACCGCATTGAAAATTTCATGAACTATCTGGTGACAGAAGTCATGACGGAGTATCGGCCAGAGACGGAGAAGCTTCTCTTCAGCCTCCCGCTTGCTGGCTCTGCCTTCAGAAAAGTTTACTGGGATCCGAATTTGAATCGCCCTTGTGCGATGTTCATCCCTTCCGAAGATCTCGTAGTTTCTTACGGAGCATCTTCTCTAGATACATGCGAGCGTGTCACGCATGTGATGAAGAGGAATCGAAACGATATTCGGAAGCTACAGTTCAGTGGCTTCTACAAAGATATTGATCTCGGAGAATCCCTTCATACAATGGGGGAGATCCAAGAAAAGTACGACCAGCTCACTGGAGAGAACCCTAGTTACGAGTCGGACAATCGACACACTATCCTTGAGATGCATGTAGATCTGGATCTGGAGGGATTCGAGGATGAATGTGGTGGAGAGGAGACGGGGATTGCACTTCCCTATGTAGTTACGATTGACGATTCGAGTAGGAATATTCTTTCGATCCGAAGGAATTGGTTTGAGGAGGACGAGAAGAAGCTCCGAAGGAATCACTTCGTCCATTATGAATATGTTCCTGGCCTTGGATTTTATGGCTTTGGTTTGATTCATATGATTGGCGGGCTTGCAAAGTCCGCTACTTCCCTCCTCCGTCAGTTGGTAGATGCAGGCACCTTGAGCAATCTCCCTGGCGGCTTGAAGGCTCGCGGTCTTCGGATTAGGGGCGACGATACACCTATTTCACCGGGTGAGTTCCGAGATGTGGATGTACCGGGGGGTGCTATTCGGGACAATATTTCTTTCCTCCCGTACAAAGAGCCCTCGAATGTCCTCTATCAGCTTCTCGGAAATATCGTTGAGGAGGGAAGGCGCTTCGCTTCGCTGACGGATTTGCAGATCAGCGACATGAACCAGCAGGCTCCGGTGGGTACGACGCTGGCTTTGCTGGAAAGATCCATGAAAGTCATGGCTGCGGTTCAGGCCAGACTCCATGCTTCCATGAAGAGGGAGTTCAAAATCCTTGCGGACATTGTCAAGGATCATGCCCCACATGACTACCCTTATGATTTGAAGGGCAATGAAGTCATGAAGATGGATGACTTCGATGACCGAATTGATGTCATTCCGGTATCGGATCCAAACTCCGCGACGATGGCTCAAAGGATCATGCAGTACCAAGCGGCATTGCAGCTCGCGAATACTTCCCCGCAGATGTACGACCTCCCTCAGTTGCATCGGCAGATGCTTGAAGTTCTTGGGATCCAAGATGCGGACAAGATCATTCCCTTGGAGGATGAGATACCTGCGAGAGATCCTGTTGAAGAAAACATGGATATCATGAATGGTGAGCCGGTGAGGGCTGCGATGTGGCAGGATCAAGAAGCTCACATTCAAGTTCATATGGCTGCCATCCAAGATCCTAAGATGATGGAGTTGCTGAGTAAGTCTCCAAATGCAAATTCGATCCAGGCTTCCGCCGCTGCCCACATTACAGAGCATGTTTCATTCCAGTATCGGAAGGAAATCGAGAAGCAGCTTGGGGTGGCCCTTCCGCCTCCGGGCCAGCCTTTGCCGGATGATTTGGAGGTTCAGCTTTCTAGGCTAGTAGCAGATGCGGCAGGCCGGTTGCTCTTGAAGTCTCAAGCGGAGCAGCAGCAGCAAGTTGCTCAACAGCAGGCGCAAGATCCTATTCTCCAGATGCGAAGAGAAGAGCTGGAGATTCGCAAGGCAGAGACTCAGGCCAAGATCATGGAGTCTGCGGAGCGTCTCAAGTTCGACCGGCAGAAGTCGGAAGAGCGAAACGAAGTCGAGAGAGAGCGCATTGATTCTCGCGAGCGAGTTGAGGGTGCGAAGATTGGTGCAGAGCTTTCATTGGAAGCCCAGAAAGCAATTGCTGAAGGTGAAGAGATCTCTTCCCGAGAAAGAATCGAGGGCGCAAAGATTAGCGCCAAGGTCTCTGAGCTTTTGATGAAAGAAGACGACCGCGATTCCAAGGAAAGAATCGAGGGGGCAAAGATCGGTGTCAAGCTTGGTGAGAGGTTGAGCAACCCAAGTGGATAATTGGGCGGAAGCCTTCGTATCCAGAATCACCGAGCTTCGCGACCAGCACGCAGACCACTTGATAAGTGGCAGTGTGGACTCCTTTGAAGACTACCGTCATTTGTGCGGAGTCTTGAAGGGTCTGGACGTAGCAGTGCGTGAACTGAAGGATCTTCTTTCGCAAGTGGAGGATGACTGATTTTATTAAATGGAAAAACGTCTAGCCAAAATAGACGCACGGGGAACGATGGCACCCGTTAATCGCCGTCTGCAAAGGAAAAAAAAATGACTGAAGCGATCCAATACAGTGATCGTGAACCGGAACGAACTGCAACGAAACTTCCTGATCCTTCCGGTTATCGATTGTTGGTTGCATTGCCCGAAGTGGAGGAGACGACAGGGGGAGGCATTTACATTCCCGAGGAGAGGCGCGATGCGGAAACGGTCGCAAGTATCACGGGATTTGTTTTGAAGTCTGGCCCCGATGCTTATTCCGATGAGAAGAGATTCCCAAATGGTCCCTGGTGCAAAGAAGGGGATTGGATTGTGATGCGCGCATATTCAGGAACGCGACTCAATATCCACGGAAAGGAATTTCGGATTATCAATGATGATTCGGTGGAAGCCGTAGTCGAAGACCCGAGAGGAGTGTCGAGAGCATGAGTGCGCCGCTTGACGATCTTATGGGGAATTCACTTACGGAGCCCATTGTCAAAGATTCCGGCGAAGAGATTGAGGTCTCTATCGTTGAGGATTCTCCTGACGAGGATGTATCCGGGAGTCATGATGACGAGATCCAAGAAGTTGGGGGTCGGGTCTCAAAGCGAATCAACAAGCTCAAGTACGAGTTTCATGAGGAGAGGCGTTCCAAGGAATCCGCCGAGCGGATGCGCGAAGAAGCTGTCAGTCATGCACAGCGATTGGCGAACGAGAACGAAGAACTCAAGGGGTTGATTCAGAGAGGAGAGAAGGTTCTTCTTTCTGAAATTAAATCTCGTACAGAGTCGGACCTAACGAAGGCAAGGGAAGAGTACCGGCAGGCATACGAGGCTGGGGATACTGACGCCATTTTGAAGGCGCAGGAGTCCTTGACTCGCTCTCAGTATGAAACTGAAATGGCCTCTCAGTACCAGCCCGAAGTCTCACAAAGGATCCAGCAGCAGCAAGCTCAGCAGCAAGCTCAGCAGCAAGCTCAGCAGCAAGAGAAGCCTGTAGATCCGAAGCTTCAGTCATGGCTGAAAGAAAATGATTGGTTTGGAAAAGACGAGGAATTGACCTCGTTTGCTTACGGGGTTCACGAGAAGCTCGTAGCGAGAGAGGGTGTAGACCCTCGTTCGGAAGAATACTACAAACGGATTAATGATCGGATGCGTAGTGTTTTTCCAGAAAAGTTTGGAGTTGAACCGGGCGAGGAGGAGCCCTCTGCCAACTCCAGAACTTCGACGGTAGTTGCCTCGGCCAGTCGGTCTTCAGGCAAGCCGCGCAAAGTGCAGATGACCTCTACCCAAGTTGCTCTCGCGAAGCGGCTGGGTATTACGCCAGAGCAATACGCCAAACAGCTCCTGAAGGAGGTTCGGTAATGCCGCGCACCGAGGATACTCGGAGTCGAGAGACTCGCGAGGAATCAAAACGTGAAACACCGTGGAGCCCCGCTCCTCTCTTGCCGCAGCCTGATCCCAGACCGGGATTGGATCATCGGTATGTGAGGGCGTCTATGAGGGGCGAAGCCGACAACATCAATGTCTCTCAAGCTTTGAGAGATGGATGGGAGCCGGTACTCGCAACTGACTATCCCGAGCTGATGATTGTGTCAGATCGTGGCAGTCAGTATCCCGATAACGTCCTGATAGGTGGTTTGCTTCTTTGTTCTCGCCCTTCCGAAATCGGAGAGCAGATCAGAGCGCATTCCAACAGAGAGATCGCGCAACAAATGGACGCGGTAGATCGCAACTACTTCAGAGAGCAAGATCCGCGTATGCCGATGCTCAAGCCTGAGCGAAGCTCGCGGGTTACGTTTGGCGATGACTAACGGTAGAAGGTCTACTGAAGGCTATCGTCATATCTTTTAGGAGATAGCCAAATGGCTTATGGATTTCGTCCTGTCCAGATGGGCGGGTCTCAATACAACACTGGGGGGTTTGTGAAACTTCCCATCGAGGATGCCCTCGTGGGGACTCCCATTTATAATGGTGGTCCGCTTGCCTACACGGTTGCTACGGCGACTGCGGATACAGGCATTAGTGCCAACGACACTCCGCTCGACAACGATTTGTCGGTTGGGATTCTTGTTGGTGCTACCTGGGTCAATGCTGACAATGAGCAGAAGTGGGGACAGTATTACGACGGCAATTCCGGCAACAAGACCGGTAAGGCTTTCGCTTTTGTTGCTCCGCTGGAGAATACTATTTTCCAAGTTCAGGGCAGTGCTGCATGGGATAGGAAATATATTGGTTGGTTGAATCTGGTTGCGGGATCGACTGGATCAACCGCAACTGGCAATTCCAATATTTCCCTGACTCTCGCTACGGCAAATGGGGGCAATGCGTGTGTTATTCCCATTGGTGTTCTTGAGAATGGGAACGAGACGACTACAACCCCTGACGTGCTTGTTCGGTTTGCCGCTATTGGCATCTCGACAGTCCCGTTGATCTAGGAAAGGAGGTTAATCATGGCTATTTCACGAGCACAAATGATGAAAGAACTCCTTCCTGGGCTGAACGCTTTGTTCGGGCTGGAGTATCAGACTTATGAAGATGAGTCTGCGGTGATCTACGAGACGGAATCTTCAGAGAGAGCCTTTGAAGAGGAAGTCAAGCTGTCTGGTTTCGGTGCTGCGCCAGTGAAGAGTGAGGGGTCGGCTATCACTTATGATACCGCCCAGGAGCATTTCACGGCTCGGTACACGCACGAAACCGTAGCGATGGGCTTTGCGATCACGGAGGAAGCAGTCGAAGATAATCTCTACGACTCGGTTTCTGCGCGATACACGAAGGCTCTCGCGCGGGCGATGGCTCACACCAAGCAGGTAAAGGCAGCGTACCCTCTGAACAATGCCTACACATCCGGCAACTTTGCCGCTGGGGATGCGCTTGCTTTGTGTGATACACACCTGACGGTTGATGGGGGAAATAACAAAAACCTCCTGACTGTTGCATCGGATCTCAACGAGACTTCCCTGGAGCAAGCCGTGATTGATATCGCGGCCTTCACGGATGATCGTGGTCTTCTGATCGCAGCGCGCCCCAGGAAGCTGATCGTGGCTCCCTACAACCAGTTCGTTGCTACGCGAATTCTGGACACGGAACTCCGTCCCGGAACCGCAGACAACGACATCAACGCCATGCGGACGAATGGCACTATTCCCGATGGGTACAGTGTCAATCACTTCCTCACTACCGCGAACAAGAAGCGATGGTTCTTGATGACGGATGTTCCGAATGGCATGAAGCACTTCTCCCGTACCGCTCTTCAGACTGGTATGGATGGTGACTTCGATACCGGCAATGTTCGGTACAAGGCTCGGGAACGCTATAGCTTCGGCGTCAGCGACTTCCTGGGTATCTTCGGAAGTGGCGACATCTCTTAGTTGCCTGGGGGGGGCGGGGTAAAACCCGCCCCCTTCTTTCTTTACAACCAAACTCGCCAGACTTAATCAGACAGCACGCGGACTGGCGAGGTAGATGCGTGCATCGAGGTAAATGAAAATGGGACAGACTACGTTCAGTGGTCCGATCAAAGCTGGGAACATCTTCAATACGAGCGGTACGACTCTTGGCGAGGACGTTGCCAATGTTGGATCGGTTATCATGGCGCAGAGTGCTGCTATTACAGAAGCCGCTGCGTCTGCCAGTGTTGACATCGTAATCCCTGCGAATAGTCAGATTGTAGATATGTTTGTTTTGATACAAACTGCGTGGGACGGTGGTACGAATACGATTGACGTTGGTGATCGTTCTGATACCGACCTTTTCGTTGATGGACTTCCGGCCACTGTCGTCGGAAACCACAGGGTAACTGCTGCGACTACGGGAACTGAGGCGAACTGGAAGGATGTTGGGACAACCGATGTGGGTCTTTCGGTAGATTCCGTTGCCAACGGATCGGGCACTGGCGTTCTCACTGTTCTCTACATCCAGAACAATAACCTGTCGTAATCCACTGGGGGCACCTTCGGGTGCCCCCTTCCTTCTTTAGGGGTTCAACGGTGAAACTTCTTGTTTTGATTCTGTCGGTGGTGTTTGCTTCTCCAGCATTTGGGGGTGCCGATGCCGATTCTGGCAAGTCTTGTTCGGATGCTGGTATCACTGACTTCAAAACTTGGATGGAGGGAGATTGTACTGTTCTTTGCGAAGCTCATACTTCTAGTGATGCTTGTACTCCAGATGAAGGAGTTTTGGTTGGATACGGTAGACATAGAAGAATTAGAAGTGTTTCTATAGAGCTTCAGGAGAGCGACTGTACTGCCGGTGATGGAAAAATTTACGCTCGGTCTAAAAGTGCCGAATGTTCGACCCCGGCTGATTGCCCTTGGCACTATATCGGGAATCTAGATTTGGATGCGACGGATGATACTGGAATATCGTTGATTTCCATTGATGGTATTGCGGCTGCTCCTCTTCCGTACATGAAGGCTGTTTTTTCTAGTGCTGTGTGTAGTAGTGGTGCGACGATCTTGGTTCACAGGAGAGGTGCGCTCCAAAATGACTAGGATGTTTTCGATTGTTCTGATTGTTGCTTTTTGTTTGGTTTTCTCTGCTTATGCTGGGGATATATTGGTTATACCTAGCACTAGCAGTTCATCTACTGATGCAGCAAGCCGTTCTAGTTTGCTCCAATTGCGAGAGGTTGCGGTTCTTCCTAAGCATAATTGGAATGTTGACAGAAACGCTGTTCCATGGTCTTCGCTGCCAAGGCTGTCTAACGTGGCGATAGATGCAGATGATGCTACGGACAATACGGTTACAATTACTTCGCATGATATGCAGACCGGAGATGGTCCGTTTACTTTTTCGTTGATTCAGGGTTCCAATGCAAGCGGAATTGCTGGCAATGTAAATTATTATCTTAGAGTTTTAGATGCGAATAGAGTCCAGCTATATATGGATTACGCAACTGCGATGTTGGGTGTCAATTCCGTTTTGGATCCAAACGGTCAGTTGACTGCGGGTTCCAATGCGATTGAGGGTGTTACGTCAAACACCTGCACGCATGATGGGACTACGGTTTGCACTGAGCATACGACTTGTAGTGCTGCTGCTCCCAGCGCCCCGAATGATCCTCCATCTATTTGTTATATGGCACCCCAACCCATTGCGTTCCAATCACCCGGAGATCAGGGTGAGTTTGTGATTTATCCTACCAATATGTCCCAGTCGAGGGGTATGAATAACAATACTGGTGGAACAGGCAGGGATGGGAGCGATTGTTCTCCAACCGGTTCTAACTGTTTTTGGGGTGCGAGTTTCACTACAGGATCTGCATCGGACACTACTTCATTTGGGACTATTGCATATGCTGGCGGCAAGGATGGATATCACAATGGTGATATTGCCTGTGGATTGCAGGGTCTCCATTGCCGTGGCTCTATGACTATAGAGGCTACAAGTGCAACCCAATTTGGTGGTAGGCTGATGAATTGCGATGCTGGTTATGCTGGCTGTGGATCTCAATCCGTAACTTGTAATGCTAACAATGAATTGGTTATTGCTTTTTGCGGGACAACAGATTGATGGTGGTTAAAAAATGAAATTCTTCCTAATCGCGATTTCTGTGGTTTTCCTTTTGTTCCCAGCATCTTCTGTTGCTCAAGGGTATTTCACTATTGGTCTAATTCCTGATACCCAGAATTACAAAGGCATCGGTTCAACTGACGATGGTGTGAATTCGATCAAAGAGCAGATGAAATACCTCGTGAGGAATAGGGATCGTCTTCATCTTGCCGGTGTATTTGGTCTTGGTGACATTGTGAGTTCTGATTGCACGGGAAATGTGGAGTG